ATGGCGCGCTGGGGCCTGCCGTCGTCCAAGAAGGCGATTTTCGATGCCGCGACCAAGCGGGCCGACAAGGCGCGCGCCAAGGGCAAGGACGTCGACTTCCCCAAGATGCTTGAGCTGGAGCCCGACGCCGGCACGACGAACGTACGCAACACTGCGTCCAGCCACTGGCGGCCGTGGCTTTCCCCGGCCAACCGATGCCTGGTCCCCTTCACGGCCTTCAGCGAGCCGGGGCGCGACGCCGCCGGCAAATACACGCCGATCTGGTTCCGGCTGCGTGATCCGGATCCGGAGCCGCTGGCCTTCTTCGCCGGCGTCCACGTCCAAAGCCACACCTGCGTCCGCAAGATGAAGACCGGTCTGGAGACGTGCGACCTGTTCGCCTTCCTCACCACGGAGCCGTCGGAGCCGGTGGCGTCGATCCACCCCAAGGCCATGCCGGTGATCCTGACGACCGAGGAAGAGCGGGATGTTTGGATGCGCGCGCCGTGGGATGAGGCGAAGGGCCTGCAGCGGGCCCTGCCGGACGGGAGGCTGGAGATTTTTGATCGGAGCACCGTAAGCGGATGACCTGGACGACACGTAGAGACGGCAGCCTCGATCTTGCGATCGTCGTTGGATATGAGCTGATCGCCCTCGACAACGACGCCTTGGCGATCCGGATCGAGTACGCGGAGAACCAGGAGCAGCTACTGGGTCAGACGGCACCCGCGACCAAGCAGTTGGTGTTGACCCGAGAGCGGGCCACAGAACTTGGCATGGACCTCACGCACGGTGTGGCAGTCAGCGGTGACACCAAAGGCAAGGCCTGAAACGACGAAAGCCCGGCCACCCCGCGAAGGGCGACCGGGCCTGAATGCGGAGCCGCTAAGGCTCGACGCTAATGGACGGTAATGGGGCCTAATGAACTAGCCCGGCCGGGGAGGGGCGCTGGGCGGCGTCTCGCACGTCTGACCTGCGACGGAGGCCCTCTCCCACCCACGACGCCCCCAGGACCGCGCATCAGCATCGGACGTCAGATGCTCGCGTGTCGCCTCGCGCTCTTCGGCGGTCACAGGCACCACGATAGTCCCGGCGACGGGCGGCTCGGCCTCCAGCGGCGCGCACAGGCGTGGATCGGCCGCGACCGGAGCGGGCTGGGCGATGGGCTCAACCGGCAGGCTGGAGGGCTTCGCGCACGCTCCGAGGATCGACAAGCTCACGCACAGGGCAGCGGGACGGATCATAGGTCGGCTCCTTCGTGACGATGCGTTCGATGACGCGGGCGGACTGGCGGGCTTCGGCGACGCGAGCAGCGCATTGCTCGATCAGGGATGTCGCGGCGGCCTGGGAGGTCTGGCGCTCTTCGCCCCGGCGGCTCTCCGACACGCGGTAGGAGGCCATCCACCCAAGGGCGTGGCGCTTCCACTCGTTGGTGCCGGCAATCGCCACGTCGTGGCGGGCCTCTTGGCGGGCGTGGGAGGCGGCTGGCCCAATGAAGGGCGTCCAGTGCCAGAGAAGCGCGCCGATGACGGCGGCTAGGGCGTACGGGGCCAGCAGGCGGGCGAGGGCGGTCAATGCGCCAGCTCGAAGTGCGGGCTGTCGCTCTCACCGCGTTCCCGGGGCTTGCCATCCTGGTCCCAGTCAGCGCCCCAGCGGATCTTCACGCCCAACTGCTTGGCCGCCTCGAACATCGCCCGCGACACCTGGTCGAACGGCCCGGTCGCCTTCCAGTCGTAGGGCGAGGGCAGCAGATCGACGGCGTGGCCGAACCCGTCCGCCTTGACGAAGTGGTTGCTGTTTACCGTCCAGGTGACGACCGGGCCCGGCTTCGTGCGGCCTTGGGCGTATAGCTCTTTCTGCCGCGCCGGGGTGCGGACGCCCTCGATGACCTTGAAGTCGACGGGGCTGATTTCGATGGCTCGTTCGACCACTCGGACCAGCTGGGGATGCACCCCCGACAGGCGCCCACGCGAGGTAGCGCCCAAGGCGAACTTGGCCATCGTCAGTCTCCAGTTTGTGATGGGAAATCTGCGGCGCAGCTCGCGGCGAAGCTGAAACCTGCGCCGCCGTTTGCGACTTGCTCTCGCATGACCATGACGCCGAGAACCGTCGAACAATGCCTGGACGAAGCCCGCAAGCTGATTGCCGAGGCCGTGCCGGAGCAGGACGAGATGCGGCGAACCGCCCTCTTGGCGTTGGCCGACCACTGGATCGCGCTGCACGCGTCGCGGAAGTCGGAGGCCTAGGTCAGCGGAAGATCGACCAGATGGCGAGCGCGAAGCTGGCCACAGTCGCCAGGACCATGAGGGCCAACAGCAGGATGTCGCCGCGCTTCACATTGGAATAATACCAGCCTTGAATGCGCCCGGGAACGAACGGGCCGAATCGTTGGATCGCGGCTAAGATCAACGCCTCTGAGACTGCGCGTGTATGCCTCACAGCGCGCAATCGAGCTTAAGGATTCGCCACCGTGCTGAAGACGTCGAAAGCTTTCGATCTTCACGACTATGCCGATGCACTTCCTCGGGGAAAAACGCGAACGAAGCTTCTTTCTGCGATACGGGGCTACCTTGGCATCAAATCAGTTATACGCGATCTGACCCATGCTCGCGAGGTAATGCGTATCCTTGGTGAGCACCAGGCGAAGGAGACCCCTGGCAGACAAACGCTGGATTCGGCCCTGCTGGGTCGAGCCCTTTTTAATCAAGCGCTGCTCTTATACGTCGGTGCGACAAAGACAGTATCGCATTCGAGACCCCCATTTGATGGCTGGCGAATGTATAGCGAGAATGATCGGAAGAGGCATAAGGTCATATGCGATCTCAGAGACAACGCTATTGCGCATTATGGGCCTGGGGGTGAGCTGCTGCGCCAGCCGTGGGTAGAGGATCGTTTAGCCTTAGTCGTAAACTCGCAAACAGATATGCTTCACCTCAAACCATGCTACAAAATATCTGCCACCAAAGGTGTCCTGTCTGATGATCTTCGGGCCCTTATCGAACTGGCTTTGTCCTTAGCCGAGTTACGAGTTAACCCAAAAGCTGAAGACCTCTTCAATCTGCTGCGCACGGAACACGGGGCGGGTCAGGATCTACTCGAAAAATCGCCGTTCGACCCCATGAAGTTCTTTGACAACGAACCCGCAGCAGCGGCCTTTTGGGAGACCGGCCCAAGCGAAACGAATATGATTAGTATAAGCGCCGATAGGCGGCAGGTCGTGCGCGACGACAGTCTCAACCGGACGGGGGAAAGCTAAAGCGCGAATCCGGTTCGTCAACCGCCGCCATTGACCATCACCGTCAGGCCGACGCCGATCAGCACGAAGACCGCGGCGCCGACGAAGATCCATCGGTTCCACCCCGGCGGGGTCTCCATCGCAGGCCGGTCCAGCATGGCTGCCGGCGGCAGATGCATCCCCGCCTCCACCATCCATTTGTCGCGGCCCAGCACGGCCAGCAAGCGCATCACCATGACGCTCCACGGCGGCGGCGACCGCTCCCGCTGCACCAGGTCCAGGATCAGCAGCGACATGACCAGCGCGACCAGCGCGCCCGCCGGCAGCAGCGGACTCATGTGATCGACGCGGACCAGCCGCCCGGGCCAGATCAGGGTCGCGCCGCGCACCACAAAGAAGGCGGCCATCGCGAACACGACGCCCCGGTGCAGCCAACTCGCGCTGATCCGCGTGTGGTAGGTCGGCCCCAGGATGCGGAACACGACGGTCATCACTCCTGCCGCACCCAGGAACAGCAACCCGGTCAGCGTCACCCATGCGCCATGGCTCATGACGGCTTTTCCTTCTCGTCGATCGCGGCTTTCAGGGCGGCCTTGAAGATCCGGCCCAGGAAGTTGAAGAAGGCGCGCGGATCGTTCGCGGCCAGATAGCCGGCGACCAGGGCGACGGCCGGCTTGGCCATCACCGGCACGGCCGCCGCGACAGCAGACGCCAGCGCCTCGGCCGCCACCGGCCCGGCGAACACGCCGATACCCAGGCTCAACCACGCCTTCGTGCGCGCCTCGGCGGTCGCCCCCTTGGACGCATAGGCCGGCAGCATGCCGATGGCGCCCGCGATCAGGCCGCCGCACAGGCCCCAGAACGCGGACAGGTCACGCGGGTCGTACATCCGCCCCTCCAAGGCTTCAGATGGGCGGGTCAGACGTCTCGGGTCGTCTGGGCCTGGCAACGCACGCCGGCCCACATGATCCAGCGGCGCAGCGGCGGCACATCCAGCACCGCCATCGCCTCCCGATAGATGCGGTCGATCTCGCGCCGGGCGCGGGTCCGCGGCTTCGGCTGAGACCACAGGAAGTCGTGCAGCACCGCCGCCTTGGCGCCCCGATCGAACGTCGAGACGAACCCGCGCGCCCAGCGAGGCACGGAACAGAAGTCGGTCTCGAACCCGATCGGCACTTCGATCGTCTCGCCGGAGCCCAGATGCCCGACGTCATAGGCGAAGGGGCTGATCAGCCGGACCGTCCCGCGCCCCCGTTCCTCCCGCTGCTGCACCTCCACCCGCAGAGGCAGAGTGAAGCGGCTACGCGGGCCAGCCGGCATTGATGTCGATGGCGTCGAGGGCAGCCCGATCGGGCGCGGCGTCGATTTGGTCTTTCAGCACCCAGGACCGCCCCATGATCTGCTGGCCCCAGGTCGCCATGCCGACCACGATCACCTGCAGTCCTTCGGCGAACGACGCGACCACGGTCTCGTTGTCTGCCGTCCTGAACGTCGCGCCCATGACGGCGCCGTGGCCGCCCATGACGGCCGCCGAGTAAGAGGCCTGCGACGTCAGCCAGTTGATCTTGTCGGTCTCGTTGCGGACCTGCAGCGTGTGCCCCGCCAACGCCCCGGTGCTGGGTGTGAACCCGGCGGCGAACACCGCCTCACGACGTGCAGTGACGGCCGCGTTCTTGGCGGCCTTGGCCTCTTCAAAGGTTGGCGCCGGATAGTGCTCGGCGCGCCATGCCGCGATGAATTCCGGCGTCCAGACGGCCTCGATCTCTGCCGCGACTTCTCGCGGCAAATCGCTCAGGTCATGGCCCGGCTCGCGCGACCCACGGTGCGGGCCGTTCTCGGTGTCCCACTTCAGGAACAATAGGCCGTCAGCGGCCAGGACGTGCTCGATCAACTGCATCAGTTGGCTCCCACGAAGACGCCGGCGAAGACGAAATTGAAGCCGTCGGTGATGCTCGACCAGGGCAGGTTCGAGTAACCGCTGGCGCCGCTCTGCTCCATTCGGAACTGGTTGGACGAAACGGTGGCCGTCAGGATGTTGGAGGCTGTCAGCGTCAGTCCGGTGGCGCGCGAGACGGTCACGGCGGCGTCAGCGGCCGAGGCTGCCGGCAGGCCGCCGATCCGCACGTTCCCCGTCCCTCCGGTGCCCTTGCTGGTCAGAGCGACGCGCCCCCAGTAGATCCAAAGCTTGCCGACCTTGATGTAGCCTCCGGCGTTCGCTGCCGCATAAACGGCGTCCGTCGGGGTCGTGCCGTCTGTTACGATGGAAGGCGTCCACGCGCCCTCTTCGTAGTCGTCGAGGGTATTCGGATCTGTCGATGCCAGTTGGGCGGCCGGGAATGCGATCTGGCCCGTCCGGCCCGCTCCAGCCCAGCCACTCGCACGAAACAGGTGGTTCAGCCGCCAGTTGCCGCCGCCGAGATACTCGAAGAGGGCGAAGTCGCCGACCTCGAGCGTCAGATCCTTGCCGCCGGGCAGGATCAGGCTGGTCGCATTGTGGGTCAGGGTGTGACCGGAGTTGAACCGGGCGAAGTAGAACGGCTCGGCCAGCGAAGCCGAGGATCCCAGCGCAGCTATGGTGGCGGTCGAGCCTCCGATCACCACGAAGTGCGAGGGGTACAAGCCCAGGTCTACCGTTGCGCCGATACTGGCGAACGGTCCCACCCCGCCCGCCATGAGGCTCGCTGCCCGCGTCCAGCTGACCAGCCGCCAGTTGCCCGAGGCGTTGGATTCGAAGATGGCGATATCGCCCGCCGCCGTCAGCAGGTTCGCACCGCCCGGCAGAATCAGGGATGTGCCGTTATGAGTGAGCGTCAGCGCCGAGGCGAAGCGCACCCGCTTGCGCAGGTTGGCGCCCGCCCCCAGCGACGTGATCGTGGTCGTGCCGGTGATGCGGACCTTGTTCGAGGCCGCCGCGCCGATGTCCGTGGTCGCGGCGCTCGCGACATCGACTTCGGTCGCCTCTTCGCCGGCCAGGCCCAGGGCGGCCAGGATCGCACGGGCCGCGACGGCGCCGGCCGTGCTCAACAGCGACCGGCCATAGTTGCTCTCGCTGACCGACTGATACTTGCGCATCCGCCAGACGCCCGAGCCGTCAGACGAGAACTCCGCCAGGTCGCCGGCCGCCATCTGCATGTCCGCCGCGCCGGGCAGGATCAGGTTGGCGCCGTGGGTCAGAAGGGGCGTGCCGGTGAAGCGCAGCAGCTTGCGGCGGTTAGCCACGCTGTCGAACGCCGTGATGGTGACGTTGCCCGACACCACGACCTTGTTGCTGTTGGCCGCGCCGATGTTGGTCGTGGCGGCCGAGGCGACCGTGACCTCAGGCGCGTCGCCCAGGTCGCCGGTCAGCGTGCCGCCGCTGATCCCACCCGTCGCCCCGCCGGGGCCGGACAGTGCGATGTTCCAGGCAGTCTTCGTACCGGAGCCCCCGACCGACACCACATCGACGACCAGCGACGTGCCCGAATAGCTGGAGACCTGCCCCAGCATGTAGTTGGCCGGGTTCGCCTGATCCGACACCTGCACGAACTGGCCAGCGACGAACGCCTTGCCCGATTGCGTCGTAAAGGTCTTCTGGCCCGTGCCGATGGCGTTGCTGGTCGTGGACGAGGCCAGGAACAGGGCGGCGTTGGCCGCGCTCGATCCGGCTTCCAGCAGATCCAGTCGAGCGAGCAGGGGCAGCAGTCGCTGGGCGACGAAGGTCTTGACGCTCATCGGATCATCCCAGGGTGATGCTGCGGCGGACGCACCAGGCCGCGACATCGGCGGCGAAGGCGTCCTTGAGGGCGATGGAGGGCGTTTCGTATTCGCCCAGGCCCTTCACGAAGAAGACGGCGGCGATGTCGACGGCGTCGCGGAAGGTGGCGGAGTAGTCGTCACCGATGCGGAACTTGCGGGCTGCTGGTCGGCGAACGCCGGGGCCATTGGCCAGGTTCGGCGCGAGCACGCCTGGAGCCGCGCCATATCCGCGCTGGTTGATCACCGTACGGTCAGCCGGCGCAGGCTCGTAGATCGCCGAGAAGAGGTTGATCCACCATTCGGAATAGCTGGTCGTCAGGACGCGGCTGGAACTGAGCAGGCCGCCGGCCGTGTCCGCGCTGACCCGCAGCGATTTGCCCGACGTGTAATAGACCGACGTCCCGGGCGAGGTGTTGTTCAGGTAGGTGCCGGCGACGATGGCGCCGTTGACCGGCTCGGCCACCATTCGCGAGACGCTGACGATGCAGACCTCTTCGGTGTCGAAGATCTCCGTCTCGAGGCACGCGCCGCCGCTGAACCGCAGAGCGTTGGCCTGCGGGACCGGCACACCGATCACCCGCGCCGGCGCGCCGCCCGCGTGGTTGATTACGGCGCGCTCCAGTCCCTGCGACAGATCGAAGGCCCCGACCAGTTCGAGACACAGCTCCGGGCGCGGCGTCACGCCCCACGCGGAATCAATCCCTGCAAAGGGGTCTTTGGCTTTGATCATGGGGGCGCCTCAGATCAGGGGACGAGGTCGAGCAGGTTCGCGCCAACCGCAGCGGCGAAGTCGGAGCCGCCTTCGCTGTTGAAGTGCAAATCGTCCTTCCAGCGCCCCTCGGCGTTGCCGACAGACCAGACGGGGAAGTCGTCGTGCGCGTTGTAGAAGGGCAGGTCTTCGGCCTGCGTGTAGGCCCACATCGCGTCGCGATAGGTGTCCTGCGGCTGGTAGGCCAAGGCGTTGGATTGCGCCGGCGCCACGATGATCGGCGGCACGGCCAGACAAGACCGGATCGCCTTCAGCCCCTCGATGGTCTTCGATGGCGGCGACCAGACGAGCGTCGTGGGCAGGCCGCGATAGTCGTTGGTCGAGATGATCAGCATGGCCGCATCCAGACCGATGTCCGCTGCGATGGCGGTCATGGCGTTCTTCGCGGTCGTCGTCAGGACGGTCCAGTCGTAACCCGTCAGGCCGGAGTTTCCGAACTTGATGAGCTCGGCGCCCGACTTGGCGGTGATCGTGGCGTACACGCCAAGGATCTTGATCGTCCCGGCGGACCAGGCCAGCGACAGGGTATGCGCCGTCTCGGTCAGGCCTGCGGTGATGGTCAGGATGCCGAGGCCGCCGGACCCGTCCGTCGCCACGGTGTTCACCGCGCCGCCGTCGACCTGCCAGGTGAAGGTGCCGGTCTTCTCATAATAGACGCGGAACTCGGTCGCGATGCAGTTGGCCCAGGTCACGCTCGCGGTGGCCGAAGCGGAAAGGCTATGACCATCGATGCCGCACAGGCCGGCCGGCGGCTGGTCGGCCGACAGGTCGAAGGTGGACCATGCGCCCGACTTGGCGAAGGTCACGCCGTTCAAGGGTGGGCTGTCGGTCGTCGCGTTGACGCTTAGCCAGCCTTCGCCGCCCTTGCCGAACTCGTCGTACAGCTTGTTCCCGAGCGCCTGTGGGATGGCCAGGTTGTCACCCCAGCTGTCGCCGCCCACGCCCAGCTTCAGCTTGACGACGGAGCCGGTCCCCGCGTCCAGACGCCGTTCCAGCTTGCCCTTCTGCGCCCGCCACTTCCGCAGCGCGCGGCGGTTGGCGAAGATCGGCAGACCCGACGACATCTTGGCCAGCTTGGCCTGCATCTCGGCGCGCTGGACGTGCGCGGGCTTCTCGCCTGGGCGTATCATGTCCAGCATCTGGCCGCCGGCCGTCTGGACGAACGACCCGCCGTAAGAGTTGGAGACCTCGAGCACCTGGCCAATCAGCGCGTAGATCGCGTCGATCTGGGCTTTCGTCTCCAAGGATTGAGCGTAGATCGCCGCGACCACGCTCGCGCCGTCAATGCGGACGACGATCTGGCCGTTGACGACGGAAACGACAGCGTCAGCCATTAGCGAGCATCCAGCAGATAGGTTTTCAGCTTGCCGATGCCGTCGAGCGCGCCCTTCGCATTCGGGTGCTCGAAGTCGGTGAAGTTGCCGGCGTCGTTTTCGACGGCCCAGGTGTCCCAGAGCCGGAGCCAGCTGAACTTCTCGATCCCGATGGACGCGACGGTCGTGTCCATCGCCGTGTCGTAGGCGCTGAGCGGATTGACCGGGGTGCCGTTGGTGTCAGGCGGCAGGATGAACAAGTAGCTGGCGCCCGAGTTGAGGTTGCGCAGCGTGCCGACGAACGTCGCGATCTCCGATGCGAAGGTCGAGGGCGGGGAGTCGGGCCGCTGGTAATCGTTCGTGCCCAGGATGATGATGATCAGCTTGGGCGCCAGCAGCGACATGCAGTCGCCGGCGGGGTCCGCATACTTGATCAGGTCGCTGGCCTGCAGGCTCGAGTTGCCGGCCTTCAGGAACTCGATGCCGGGGCCGTCACGGGTCGAGTAGACCCCCAGCAGGACGACGTTGCCGCCGGTGCTGACCGAGGTGTCGACCTCCAGGGTGTGGGCTGCCAGGGGGAGGGGGCCGATGTCCACGAACGTGGTGCCGGGGGAGCCGGTCGGGGTAACGGTCGTCCAGGCGCCGCCATCGACCCGCCACTGGAACTTGCCCGTCTGCCCACGGTCGTAGAACAGCTTCAGGCGCGTGGCGATCGTGCCCTCGACCTTGAACGATCCGCCGGTGCCGGATCGCACGATGTAATGGCCATCGATGCCGGCCTTATAGGTCGCGGCCGTGTTGTCCGAGGCGTCCCAGAGGGTGAAGCCGGGGCGGGTGACGGTGACGCCGGTCGGCTCTGTGATGCCCCTGACGTTAATCCAGCCGTCGCCCGCGATGGTGAGACCGTCGTCGGCGTACAGCTGGCGGAAGGCGTCCCAGATCTTCGTTTGCTCGGCATAGCTGTCGCCCAGGATCGCGACCGTGACCTTGCCGGAAGGCGAACTGGCCTGCAGCGCGGCGATGGCGTTCTGGAAGGCACCGAGGGTCAGGCCCGACGTGAAGGTGTTTGAGGGGATGATGTTCTGCGTCGCGCCGGGCTCGATGATGAAGCTGCCCTGTAGCCAACGGTGCTTCGGATAGGCGGGCGCCTTCGTGACGTGCATGTCCCAGCAGAGCGCGACGGACTGGCCGACCTTCACCCCGGAGTCGGGGAAGGGCAGCAGGTCTTCTAGGGTCCGCTCGTTGATGCGGATCGTCACCGTGGACGTGACCCGGCCCGCCACTGTCGCCACGCTGACCGACAGACCTTGCGCCGGCGCGACACTGTTCTGCAGCGTCAGCACAGCCGAAGGCGCGTCGCGGTAGGGCCGCACCTGCATCACCAGCGCGGCGCCGGTGAAGTCCAGGTCTTCGAAAGCGATGGTCGCCACGAAACCCTCCCAGCGCAGAGCCGTGAGGTCGAGCGTGCCCGTACCGATGCCAGGGATCATCGGGCCTCCAGTTCAGATTGAGGGGGTCGTCAGACTTCGATGACGGTGATGCGGACGGTCGCCCCGACCAGCAGCGACAGAACGCCGGTGACGAGCGCCGCCTGCTTGGCCTGGATCTTCACGCCGGTTGCGGTGCGAGACCCGGCGACCTCTTCCACCGACACCGGACCGCCAGTCACAGGCGCGTTGCCGGTCGGGATGACGATGGGTGGATTGGCGAAGGCCGGCGTCGCGTTGAAACTGAAGGTCGCGACGCCTTGCGCGTTCGTGACGGCCTGCAGCTCCATCACCCGCTTGATGGCGTTGAAGTTGAAGCCGTCCGCCTTGGCCGAGGCCAGCGAGCCCGAGGCCGTCAGGTAGCCGGTCGCGGGTTTCGCACCCGCGCCGCCCGACCAGTCGTAGAGCTCGATCAGCGTGCGCGCGCTGTCCTGCACACCCCGGAACATCGGGGTCCAGCCTGACGCGCCGGTGTCGCCCTTGGGGCCCGGGTCGTCCTGCTGAAGGATCGGCACGACCGACCCGTCCGCCATCCGGCTCGCGCCGCCGTTCACAACCACCTTCGGGCTCATACGGTCACCCCCGTCTGCACCCAGGCCGATTGCGCCCCCGTGTCAGAGACGGCCCGCGCCCAATACCGGATCACCCCCGACCCCGGCGTGTCGGTCACCGTGAAGGTCTGGCTTGGGGCGCCCATGATCGGCGGGACCAGGTTCGTCCCCGGCATGGTCGTCGAGTTCACCGACCGGCGGACCTCGATGTAGTCGAACGACAGGTCGGACGGCGCGCGCACCGTCAGGGTGACTGTGCCGCTCGACACCGTGGGCGTGTAGATGGCAGGCGCGTTGATGAAGGCCGAGGGCGGGGCCGTCGATCCCGGCACAGGGCTTGTCACCCCCACCTGCGCCATCGCGGCGTCGTGCTTGGCGTCCGTTTCTTCGCGGAACGTGATCCGGACGACCGCGGTCATCGGGTCAAAGTTGCGCTGCAGGCACTTCGCCTTGACCCCGTCGAGCTGGAAGCCCGGAGCGTCGAAGGTGAAGCAGTCGCCGGGCTTGATCCGGCGCATATAAGCCTTCAGGGGGACAGTTCCGGACAGGCGCTCGCGACGGTCGGCCAAGTCGTAATAGATCAGCTGGGCGGCTTGGTTCTTATCGGGGACGTAGGGATAGTCGCCTCGCGTGGGACGCTCGGATCCCCGATCCTGCGTCACCCAGGCGGCGTTGCCGATGGGATCGATCGGTGTGAGATCGCCCCAGGTATGCGCGCCCGAGAGGAAGTAGGCGGTCCCTGAGTTCTTTCGGTCTAGACGCGACGGCCCCAGCGAGAGCTCAACCTCGCCAGCCGTATCGGCCGGCGTGATCGTCAGCAGGCTCGCTTGTTCGGCGCCTCGCGAGACGCAGCTGATCTTGCCTGCGACCCGGGACCGATACGCCCCGGCGGCCTGCAGCGCCTGGTCGAGCACCGTGCTCTCGTCCATCGAAGAGTCGGGGACGCCGGCCATCTTCCAGCCGTTCGCGTCCGCGACGTTCGCGGCATAGACGAAGGCCCCGACATCGATCCCGTCCAGGCTGGACCCGATGCCGCCCACGAGGGAGGACTGATAGGGCACGCCGTACAGGCCGCCGCCGCTGTCGCCCTCCCATCGACCAATCGACCAGTTGAGGCCGTAGATCGCACCGTTGCTCATCAGAACCCAGGTCGCCGGGTTGTTGAGCCGGCATGTGCCGGCACCACCCGGCCAGGTGCTATCTATCCGGGGATCCCACCCTCGGAGACCGTCTAGGATGATGAGCGGCTTCTCTTCGTTGCCCTCGAACTCGCTGAGCTTGGAGTTCTCCGACAGCGTCAGCATGTAGGCCGCCGCGCCGCTCATCTTGTAGGCGGATGTCCAGTCCGGGATCGTGGCCCCGCTGGTCAGGCCGCTAGGAGAGGTGAGCGCCGTCTCGGGCTGGGTGCCGAGGGTCGTCTGAAGCCACATCCAGCCGCTGTGCGGCCCGTTGGTTGCCTTCTCGTCCGACCCGAAGGTGGTGACGACGTCGTTGAACGCCGTGCTGACGATGCCTTGGATCGGGCCAGAGCGCGCCAGGGTCGCGACGATGGACTGGTACTGGTTATTCGGGCCGTACGCGACGCGGTAGTTGATCTTGCCGGCCATGCCGACGCGGCCGGCGGGGAAGGGGAGCGGGGTGTCGTTGCTGGCGACCCAGTCCGTGGGCTGGCGACCCTGGCCGGTCGCCATGCCCGACATCGTCGATCCGACAAGGTTCAGCGCGAGGCCGGCCGTGACATACTGGCCCGCCGTGATGCCGAAGGCCGCAGTCCCGAAGGCCCCCGTCAGACCGCCGCCGGCGAGAGTCGGGATCAGAGAGGCGCCGGCAGTCGCCAGGGCCAGACCGCCGATGACGATGGCCGTTCCAACCGTGGCCAGCGCCTTTCCCATCAGAGCGTCCTCCAGGCAGCGACAAAGGCGTGGGGCTGCATGATCACCGCGCCCTTCTCGCCTTCGAGGAAGCCGATCACCCGGCCATTGCCGACCGCCACCGCGAGGGCGCCCAGAGGATGCTCAGTTGGGAGCGCCATCAGGTCGCCGGGTAGGGTCATGGCAGGCGCAATCCGCTGTAGGCCGACACCGTCGAGCGCCTCGACAAGCGAGTTGAAGCCCAACCGCTTGAGCGCCTTCAGACCCCCGATCTCCGTCGAGTAGGCCGGGAGCTTGCCTTGCCCCACCCGGCGGCCGAGGTGGTGCAGGCAGTGCTTGGCCAATTGGACGCAGTCGGCTTTGCCCGGCTCGTAAGCGCGCCCCCGGAAGCGATCGATGCAAGCTTGGGCTGCTAGAGCCCGCTTCCTCATCGGGGTCATGAGATGGCGTTGTTTGGCGCCGTGGTGCGCCAGTAGATTTTCTTGGTCAGCCCATCCACATGCGACAGACCGAGCTCACCCGGCCAGACTGATTGGTGGAAGGAGTTGGTCAGGCGGCGCTCATCATTTGCCTCGAGCATCCTCGCCTCTTCGGTGATCAGGTCGTAGGACAACTCGCCGCCGGTGCCTGATAGCCGGGGCTCATCCAGCTCGGCCCGGAGCAGCAGATCGGGCTCCCCGACGAGGCGGCCGGTTTCGAAGTCGACCGCCCCAAAATGGATAAGCACCTCGGCGCCCTGGACCTCTGGTGCGACGAGGTCTGCGAACGCGTCGTCTGACGACGGCATGAGCGAGAGGGTGCAGCTCGTCACCTCGGCGTCCACGCCGTCCGAGATTTCACCGACCTCTGAGACCGTCCCCCAAGCCGTCAGCGCCCGGTAGACCTCGCCGCCCCATCTGACGAAGCCGCCATCCGTCCAGCGGATCGTCGTCGAGCCGTCGAGCTTGATGGTGACTAGGATGACCGTGAAGGGCGCCTTGGACGCCAGTTCGGCGATCAGGTCCGCGTCCATCACTCGCGCTCTTTGATCGTGAAGCCCGGCGCGATCAGGTGATTGCCGTCGATGGCCCAGCAGCCCTCGTCAGGCGTGCAGAACCCCTCCATTTCGGGCTGTCCCAGCAGGACGGCGTCGTTGTCCGCCGGAGGAACGCGGAGCATGGTCCGCAGCGGCAGGGCCAGCACGCCTGTCGGGCTTGCGATGGCGTCCGACCGGGCGCGGTAGCAGTAGCGCTGACCCGCTGTGATGATCGTCAGCCACTGGTTCTTGCGGACGGCATAGCTCGGCGTCACGCCGTCCATGACGATATTGGCGCCTGCCTGGCCGCCGCCCCGAACTCTGGGCAGGCCGGGCGTGCCCGTGTCGAGACCGGGTTGAGGGATGGCGAAGATGCAGGTCTCGGCCTCGTCATCGATGTCCGCCCACTCGTAGGCGTCGTCGATCTCCATCGGCTCCAACTTGACCTTCAGCTGGTAGCGCGAGCCCATCCGGTTACGGCGTTGCTCGGGACCGCCGAAAGCAGGGACCAAGGCATTCCGGGCGGTGATCAGCGTCGGCTCGATGGAGACGCCTTCGAACACTGTCGGCAGGACCAGCGTCACGCGCGGCGGCCCGTCTTCAATGTGCGGGCAGCGCGGCGGCTCTGATCAACCGGGACCGTGCTGCGCGAGACGGTAACGCTGCCCTCATAGGCGGCGGCCGACATTGGCGTGGCAACGTCACTGGCTGTTCTCATCACGTAGGCGTTCAAGCCATCGCGGTCGGCCGTGACCATGACCTCGACGGGCTCGCGACGACGGGCGGCTTCCTGTTGGGCTTGATAGCCCTGCGACGCCGTTCGGATGCCCGTCGTGGCCGATCCGCCTGGCATGTTGTCGTTGCTGGCGTAAGAGGCGGACCCGCCGCCGCTGCTCCCCCGCAGGCCCAGACTGGCCAGCACCGCGACCATCGCAGCGACTAATGGAAAGGCGAACGGGCCGAGAGCTGCGAACATCTTGGCCGCGCCCTCAACCATGTAGGAAGCCCCGCGCGCCAACGATCCGGCAACAGCAGAGGCGGTCTCTGTCTGGCCAGTCGTCATAGCCATCAGCATCCCAGCCAACTGCTGCGCGCGATATACCTGCTCGATGGCCAGCAAGACGCGGTAGCCGTCCGAACCTTCCTCGAAGAAGCCCCGAGCCGCAGCGGCCATGTCGCCGTAGTTTTGCATCTGCGCCTGGGCGCGCTCGCGGTCAGCCTGGACCGAAGAGAGCCGGTGCTCCTTCTGTGCGAGGTCAATGTCAGCGAGGCGAGCCTCATAGCTGGTCATCGTGGTCAGGAGGTCGCCAAGCGCTCGGCCGGGCTCGCCGAAAGCCGACGAAAGACCCCGCGCCATGTCGTCTGCCAGGCCGTTGATCAGCCTCATCTCGTCAGCCAGCAGCTTGAGCGGGTCGATGAGTTCCGGCAGTCGGTAATCGAGCGGCCGCAGGTTGGGCACGTCGAAATCCGTAAGGCGCTGGGTCGCCAGCGCGTCGGGCCTGTCGCGACCGCCGCGGGTTGCGCGCGCATCGCCGGCAGCAGCCCGGTTCCGAGCCCGAGCGGTTGCTTCGGTGTTGGCCATCCATCTCTCATAGGCCGCAGTCAGGCCCGCCAGCGTTTGGTCAAAGGCGGTGATGTACTCGCTGCCCGCCCGCCCGATGAGGTTAGCCGCGGCGCCGGCGAATGGGTTGCCGATGCCTGAGAAGCGCACCTCGTCGACGTAGCCGATCGAGCCGGCCAGGCTGAACGCCGGGTTCACGGCGGCAAGTCCCTTGGCTCCGGCAATCAGACGATTGATGCCGGCGATGCCGGCGTTGACCATGCCTTCCACCGCACGAATGGTGATGTTGGCTGCCGAGATCGCGGCATCGCCGAGGACTGCCGGTATGGCGCGCCAGTTGTTCCGAATGACGTTGTAGGTGCCGATGAATGCTGCACCGATGGCGCCAGCGGCGTTGATCGCGACCTTGCCGGCCAGGTCCAGAAACTCGTTCCAGCGCTCTCCGACCCAGTCCAATTGCTCGCCGAAGGTTTCGACAAACATCTCTTTGATCGTGGTCCCCAGGGCCTTGAAAGCGTCGCCGGCCGTGGCGGTCGAGGACACGCCCTCTTCCTTGAGGCGCTCCATCTGCTCCCGCGTGAGCCCCATGCCGTCCGTCACGTCACCGATGTCCGAAGAGAGGGATCGCGTCGCCAGGCCCCAAGCGCCGGCAACGACCGCAGCGCCTGCAGCAAGGGCGGCGATAATGGGCAGGAGCGGGGCAAGGGCGGTCCAAACGACCGCGCCGGTGGCGATCATCGCGGCGCGGATGCCGGTACCGGCCCGGATTGCCGCAGTCTGGAAGATGTCGAAGAGCTGAGGCCCCTGCATGATTGCGATCATCAGCGGGTTGGTGCCCATCGCGGCCTGGACGAACACGTCGGACATCTGGCGGCTGAAGTTCAGGCCCTCCTGGGCCGTGAGGCCCATGCCGCGTTGCACCGAGGCGAGCGCCCGCTGCTGCTGCATGATGCCGGCGTTCATGGCCTGAAGCGGACCTGAGGTGCCGCGTGCAGCAGCCGCTAGGCCGTCGACGCTCGCCTCGGCCCGGTCCGCCGATGCCGACAGTCCGTCCAGGCGGTCCTCAGCGAGCTCGGCCTGCTGGCTTTCGACAACAACGGCAAGTCGGGCGATGTCGGTCATGCGATCGCACCTCTATCGCTTCGCCCGGTCGGCTGCGGCGCGCTCGCGCAGCATCTGAACAAGGGAGGCCTTCTGTTCGCTTGGGTCTGGGACGCCGGAAGCGATGCGGATGAACTGCTGGTCGAGGCGCCGGATCAGCGCGACGTCTGCGGCAGACAAGTCAGAGAGGGTGGTGCGTCTGAAGGCTTCAATCTCAAAAAACGAGATGGGCGCCGGGATAGGGACGCCACCGTTCACGCCGACGATCACCTGCGTGGTGCGGGTCTCGGACAGGCGACTAAAGCACTCCCAGACGAAGGCTAGGTCCTCGGGGAAGGCGGGCAGTGCTCGATCGCCGCGCTGAACAGCCCCCGCGAAAGCTGTTAGCTCTCCGCAGAGGCCTTCGTAAAACGGGCGCGGTCGAAGATGAACGCTCGGGCTTGGTCGCGCACCCAGGCATGGCCGTAGAGGGTCCGCGCGGCGTCATCCGAGAAGGCCGTCTCGTCTTCCCCAAGGCCAATGCCGTCCCAGCCGACAGACGCCGCCACCAGATAGTCGATATCCGCCTTCTGGCCTTGCTCGACAGTCATCGTGACCGGCCCCCTGGCACGCATGTGCCGGTTGCCGCGAGCGTTCATAATGCGGGTCAGCTTGTCGCTGTCCTGGCCCAGCAGCGTAATCGTCACCGGGGTTTCGCCATCCACCTTGAAGAGCGGCACGCCATCCGGCCCGTGCAAGTGCATCGCGACGCCGGCGTTCGCCTGGTCTGTCACGTCGAGACTGAGAAGATCCATGATTAAGTCCTTGGGAAAAGGACGCCGGGCGCGACCCTGGCGTTAAAGTTGGGGCGGAGGATCAGGGGACGGCAGTCGCAGCCACTTCGTGGATGGCCGTGTCGATCAGGATGGAGAACGTCCGTTTGTTGACCGAGTTGGACTGGCCGACATTGATCTTGTTCGAGTTGACCAGGCCGGCGAAGTAAAAGGCGCTGTCCGTGTCGTTCGCGTCGCCACCGTCGTCGGCTTGGATCTTGATGGCGTAGCGGAACTTGGTCTTCTCGGCCGCGATCATCGCCACCTGACCAGGATCATCCGGAATGTTGGCGAAGGTGACCGCGAGGTCGCCGGCGTCGCGCACACCCTTGCGCTTGCGCACACGGCCATCGCTAAGGGAGTTGAAGGTGGTCGTGGCGGCGCTGTCGCCGAAGTCGGGAATGGCTTCGCATTCCTTGATCTCGACGTAGGTCAGCGCCGTCATCGTGGACGGATCGTAGGACGACGTGACCGGCCCGATGAAAATCTTCGTGCCGATACCATCGGAGAGGGGCAGCGCCATGTGGAGCTCCTATGGGTGTGGAAGGACCGGCGCCCATCTCGGCAACAGGGCGGACCAGGCGCTTAAGCGGCGCGCCAAGGAATGGTGACAGCGATCAGGGTTTCGGTGTCGTCGGGGACCGGCGCACCGTGCCAGGCATCGCCGCTGATCTTCACGCGGGTGGCGCCTTCGGAAAGGACAAGGCCCTTCGGAAAGTGAGCGATGACCTGGCCAGCAGCCGCGATCGGCTTGATGTTGCCCTTGAGCTTGGGCCAGACGACCGTGACCTGCAGTAGGCCCTGATCGACCCGACCGACCGCCAAGGCGGCCCAGAAAGGCGCATTGGGAAACAGCGAGACCCTGAGGTAGGGTTTCGGCTTGCCCTTGCCGTCCACCGGAGGCGTGAAGCTCACGTCTGGCATCGCGACAGGCATAGCCGGCGAACCGACCGACAGGCTTTCGCATCGGGCCAGCAGGAGCTTGGCCACCACGGCGGGGTCGGACATAGCTTTCCCCTAAGCGCGGGCTTTGACGGTGCTCTCCGCTCGTGCGGCCGATGCCTCGATCAGTTGCGGCCACCGCTGCGTCGCGAGCCGAACGAAGGCGTATTTCTCTTCCATCTTGCGGGCGTAGACGGCGCCGTACGCGATGGTCAGCGGCGTCTCGAACTCAGCGCCCTGGATGGTGAGATTGATCTCTGCCGCGTCGTAGCTGAACGCACCCTCGGGGTTGGGATTGGGCAGTGCGGGGGGTAGATCGTAGCCGGGGCTCGCCGTCAGAGACGCGCGGAGGAAGCCGGTGTCGACAGGCAACGCGCCTCCGAAGCCTCCCGCCGGGTTTGCCACGCTTGGCCCTGGCGTCTGCATGATCCCCACCAGTTCCTGGACCGCGTCGGCTCGGACGGCGTGCATCCGCTCCTTGGTTTCGATCGCCCACCCCCGGATCTTCGCGGAAAAGGCGCCGGCCATCTGATCACCTCAGGTTGACGAAGAAGTCGATCCGGTATTCCGCGTCACAGCGGCAATTCACCGTCTCCTCAGGCCCAGCGCCGAGGGCCGTATCCATCGGAAACCGGAGGCGGGCGCCAGAGGGGCTAGTGAAGGCTCCGGAGAACGGCACGCTCTCCCTGTTCAGGCCGCGGTGTGTGTGGCGGACCCGGCTGTCGCCTGCCGACCGCCAGACCTTCGTGACGGTGTTCTCAGCGACCTTCCCGGAAGCGATGGCCTGGCGATAGGCCTCGTACTTTGAAAGTTGGAGGGCGGTCATGGCCTCGACCCGGCCGATGGTCTCGCCCCGCAGCTTCAGCAGGCGGACTTCATAGGCCTTCAGCGCCTTCGCTGCGATGGCTGGATCGACGACCGATCCCTCCCAGATCGCCTTTGTCACCGATCGGTCGAACCGCTTGTCCCTGCGCCCGCGCGTCAGATAGGCCCTGAGGGCTGCCGGGTCGCTGGAAGCGAGTTGATCCCGCGCCGCCCTGACATAGGCCTCCTGCGCCATCGTGAGCCCGAGGACGCCCCCTTCGCGCCTACCCGTGACCCGATTGACCCGACCGACGATATCCAGCGCGGCCTGACGCGGGTTCACGCCCCGCTGCATGGCCTCCGACAGGCTGGTCCGAACGACCTGGCGCTGCTCCTGCGTCAGCCGTGTGATCAGGTCCGAGGAGTGCTGTGAGAGCCAAGCCTCAGCTTCAAGGTTGCGGCCATCGAAGCGGATGACCAGCGCGGTCCCGTCCGGGCGGCGGCGCGGCATGTTCTCAGCGGCGGTGCGCCCGCCTTCCTCATGCGCCGCACGAAGTTCGCTGGCGACCTCGTTGAAAGCCTCAGGGTCGATGTGGAGCGCATCCAGCGCCGCCTCGATGTCGCCCGCCTCAACCGCTGCCGTGACCCGCTGAACCTCAGCTAACGACCGGAGGGCCTGGAGGGCTCGCAGGAAGGCGTCAGCCACCCTTCGGCCATAGCGATCCGCCAGCTCCTCGTAGAGCTTGGCCTGCGACCGCGATGTGGGCATCGACTAGCGCTTGAGGAGGGTCATCTGAGCGCGGGCAGCTTCCGCGTTCATGTCGAAGCAGGTGTCCAGCATGTCGTGGGCCTCCTGCCGAACCTTCTCGGCCGCGTCTCGGTCGCCGGTCACTTCGGCGCGAAGCACCGCCGCCTGATACTCGGACTGCTTGGCGTTCAGGTCTTTCCAAGCCGCTTGGGCGAGCATCGCAGCGTTGATGTAGTCGCTCATGCCCGGCCCTGGACCCAGTAGAAGAGGTCGATCCCCGCCGGCGAAAGCGGCTGGACGTCCATGACACTGTAGGCCTGGCCCGCCGCATCGAGCAAATGGTGATCGGTCGCGGGCTTGAGAGGCAGGGTTCCGACCGCCAGCAGGATCTTCTTGTCGGTGCGCAGGACGCGTGTGCCGTCGATGTCCTTCTGGTCGTACTCCAGCACCGCGAAGACCGCGTCGTGCTCGTCGGGGTCGCTCTCATCCGGGTCGTAGGAAGGCCCCGTAGCATCGGCCGGCACGCTCAGCTTGCCCTGCTGACCGTAGCGGGTGATCAGCCGGTTGGCCGTAGCCAAGGCGCGGGAATAGTCGAAGCTGGGCATCAGACGACGAAGATCGCGGGCTCGTACACCGTCAGGAAGGGTGCGAGCAGGCCCTCGACCGCCTGAAGGCGAACCGTCGCATCGATCAGGGCATCGCCCGAGGCAGTGACGTACTCGGTCTCGATCGGGCCGATCTTCTCGCGCTTGATGGCGCCGCCCGTGCTGGCAGCGACATGCAGCGAGCCGGGGGCCGTGGCCTCCTGCCAAGCCGCCGCATAGCTGGCCTGAACGACCGCCACGGGGATGATTTCAGAGGGAATGTCCGAGCCATAAGCCGAAGCGCCGGTGCGCGGCCATGCGCGCTCCTGGGCAAACCCGCCGGTCGGCTGGCCGGAGAACTTGGGCCCGTACAGCCCGTCGATGTACCCGCCGCCCCGCTGACGCAGCACAGCCGAAGCCGGTGCGCCAACGGGGAGCGTGTAGCCGTTGGCGGCGAGGTAGGCAGCCAGGCCCGCGTCGTCGCCATAGCCGGCCATGGTCAGGCCTGGGCCCTGTCGGCCACGAACGCGGCCTTCTCTTCAGCCGACATCGCGTTGAAGGCGTCCGCATCGGCCTTGGGCAGATCGGTCAGCAAGACCTTCTCTCCCTCGGTGATGTTGAACTTGCCGCCGCCGTGATGTTCGGCCTTCAGGCCGTCCGGGCCCTTCTTGCCCCTCCCGGCCGTGACCTTGACGTTGTCGGCCTCCAGCGCGGCGACCTGCTCTTCGGTCAGGGGCAGGGCCGTGTCGACCTCGCCTTTGCTGCCGGCGGCGATGATCGAGTAGCCGGCGTCCGAGCGGAACGCCTTGTCGACCGGGGACTGATTGTCGATCGAATAGACCGTCATGATCAGGTCCTCCGGCCGGTGCGCAGGACGTCCGGGCGTTGGCAGAAGTACAGCGGGTAGCTGTACAGCTCGCCCCGGGTCCACGCCTGGCGATCCCGGTCGGGGATGTTCATGGCGTAGGTGTCCTGGCCCAGCGTGTTGACGTACGGCCCGAACTCGGCCGGCGCCATCGCCTTCTTGAAGATGTCCTTCGCGCCCACCGGGAAGAATTTGGCCTTGTCAGTCGGGACCGCCACGGTCGAGTTGTCGTCGGTGCCCTGGTAGTTGTGGTAGGTGATGCCGGCGTAGGTGAAGGCCGTGAACGACTTGTCGGTGCGCAGGTCCGCAGCGGCCGCCCAATTCAGGTAGGACTTCTCGACTTCGGCGCTGGTGACGAGCGCGTCGAAGAACGCATCGCCGGCCAGGGCGTGGATCGTGGTGCCCGGGGTGAACGAACCGCCCGCCGAGCGGCGCATCGACCGGATCAGCGCAGCCGACTTCAGGCGGATCGCGCCTTGGGCCGGGGAGGCGTTGTCCAGGTCGAAGTCGATCTCAGTCGGGGCCGTGACGCCGAACTCGTCGAAGTAGTTGTAGATGACCGACGAGCCGTCCGCGTCCAGCAGCAGTCCCTGCAGAGCGCCCAGACGATGGTTCTCATGAGTGAGCTCCATGTCGTTGCGGACCGAAGCCATGCGCTTCAGGTACTCGGTCTGGACCTGGGCGAACTCGCTGTCGGAGCCAAAGGCACGGATGCCTTGGATTTCCTCGGCGTAGAGGGTGAAGCCCTCGGCCAGGCGAACCGTCTTCAGCGGGACGGCGTTGCGCGGATCAACGATCAGCTCCTTCGGCGGTGCGCCGATGGGGCTGGACGGGATCAGCGTCAGGCGGTCGTTCTGACGGTCGACGAAGACCGTGCGGGTGCGGACGGGCATGGGCTCGAAGATGCCCAGCTCACCCAGCAGTTGCGGCTTGTATCCGACCTTCGAAACCGCGCCCGTGAGCGAGGTCATCGAGAAGGCCGACGAGTTGAAGATATCCATGCCAGCCATGGTGTCAGCCCTCCTTAGCGAACGATGATGCCGAGGGCCTTCAGCGCCGCGTTGGCCGTGGCCTTCGCGGTGGCATCAGCCCCGGATTGGTAGATGAGGTGCGCGCCGTTCACTTCGGCGTCGCGGGTGACGACGGTCTTGCGGACGGTGCCGACCGCGGCTTCCCAAAGGATGCCGGCGATGGTCTGCGAACCGTCCGAGCCGCCCGGCGCATAGGCGACGTAGTTGCCGCCCGACGTCAGCTTGCCGAGGATCGTGCCGGCGGTCAGGCCCGGCGCGGCGCCAGCGGCGACGGTCACAGCATCGCGGCTGCGATACATGCCGTTGGCCTCGGAGACGAGGAAGTTCGCGGTGCCCCGCGTTTCGTTGAGAATGGCCATGTCTTAGGCACCCTTCTTCAGCTGGGCGACGCCGGCCGCGGCGAAGACGCCGTCGTTCCACGCGTCGTTCGCGTTCATGGAGTGGTCCTGGGTACGGATGGCGTCGCGCACGCTGTCGTTTGCGGCGTCGACGGTCTTCATGTCCCAGGCAGCGTTGACGTAGTCGTCCGACTGGCCGTTCGCGGCGTCACCGATGATGGCGCGCTTGATCTCGGCGTTGGACTTACCGTCCGTGACGACCTTCGGATCCAGGGCCTTCGCCTTGGTCACGACGGCGGCGCGATCGGCCACCAGTTTGTCGAGGGCCGCACCGTCGACGACCTTCTTCTTCAGGTCCTCGTTCTCGACGTCCTTCTTGGCCTTCTCGGCGTCGGCTTCCGCCTTGGTCTTGGCGTGGGCCGCCTTCTCGTCGGACAGAGCCTTGTCCGCGACAGTGAGCAGTCCGCGCATCTTCTCGATGGCGGCGATGCCTGCATCCGTGGTTTCGACCGGCAGGCCGTCCACGGTGATGGTCTTGAGCGTCATGTGACGATCTCCTTGGTGGACGGGCGCTTGCGATTGGCCGTTCTCGGGAGCGCCCATGTCCCCGATGCGGCATTCTGATCCGGCCCGACCCCGCCCAACGATGGCGAGGTGGTTGCCGCGGATGTTCTTCTGGATGGCGTCGTAGGCCTGGCCATCGGCGGTCACGCCGGGCTCGAACGCGAGGTCGCAGGTGTAACCGCAGGACAGTTCCCGCTTGCCGGCCTTCCAGGCGTCGATGGCGGCCTTGTCCATCACGACCATCGGCACGCGGATGAACGCGCCGTCACGGGCGATCTCGTTGCCGGTGATGCCGACGCTGTGATCTTTCCAGTTCGTCGCCGAGACCGACTCCGCCGGGTGGTCGTTCGTCACCGGGCGGTGCGCGAAGCTGGCCATGGCGTCGGTGGAGAAGACCTCGCTCTCGGGACGCAGAACCCGCACGACGGCCTGGTCGCGGAAGCCGTGCCTGTTCTCGGGGTCGGCCTCCTTGCCGCGATAAAGCTGTATGCCGGTGCGCGCGATCTTGGCGTCGGCCACGAGGTATCCGTCCCGCGTGAGCCTGGGCTCGCCGAGGGCGACGGCGTCGAAGATCTGCATCTACGACCCTTTCTTCGGATGTGGACTCAGCGTCTGGTTGCGCGCGACCTGTTGGAGGGCACCTTGGAAGCTGAACAAGAACAGGTGGCGAGCTTCACCCTCGCAGACGGCACCGAGTGGCGCCTCTTGGGGTGGCAGCGCATAATCGCGTGGATCGACGAGTTTCGTGCCGCTTGGGAATGGACCGAGCGGGAGCCTACTCTAAACGACCCAAGCGGTGGATACACTGGGTACTTAACCAGTCGCCTAGACCAACTCAGGTCGCAGGCGGAGGCGAGACGTCAACAAGGCCAACAACCAGCATCTTTTACGCAGGACGTCCCTGCTACCATGGACATCTACGCACCGTTTCACCCCAGCAGTGAGAACGGAACGCTGGTGGCGGATATTCGGAGAGCTGCCGGGGCTGACGCTGCAATCTTCGCTGTCCACCTGCTGCGTGGTCTTGTGAACCCCGTCAATGCAGTAGCGCTCCCCTTTCTTCGTGGTGCGCTTTTCGTAGCTCAGCCGAGTCTTCTGGCGGGGGATGATGCCGCTCAGGCAATGAGGGACGAAAGAACTCGGTTCAAACGGTCCGTGAACGAATTCCGCGAGCGCCAGGATTTAGCCGAATCGGATCGGCAAGCGGCCTGGGCCTCAGCTCTGGAGGAAGCGGGATCAACGGCGCGAACATGGGCCCGAACACTTACTAAGCGATGGCTTCGCTATTCCACGCATGCTCGCCGCAAAGAGCGTGCTTCGATGGAAAAGCTTCACGCGACCGATAAGGCTTTCACTGAGCAAATGGGTTTGAGGGGGCCAGTGAAGTATTGGAAGGATAAGGCAGAAGCACACGAAGGTTCGGAGGCGTTGCTACGCCTCTTCGTGATTGCCTTCTTTGTTATAGCAATGGGCGCGATTGTCTGGGCGTTCTGGTCAGTGGGGTGGACGCTGATCAACTTAGCCCTGAGGCCTGACGCACCAGCCATTCCTTCTGGCGTATATGTGGTTGCCTCTGCCGGGTTGGGTTCGGCAGCAGCCGTTTTGTTCTGGGCCGGTCGCCTGCTTACGAAGCTCTACCTCAGCCAACACCACCTGAGGCAGGATGCGCAAGAAAGGGCCACGATGGCCGAGACCTACCTAGCCCTGATCGAGAACCAGGCTGCGGACCCGGAAGACCGCCAAGTCATCCTGACCGCCCTTTTCCGCACCACTACGGATGGCATTGTGAAAGAGGAGGGCGGGCTAGATCCCAGCATCGCCGCTGCGTTGGGCAAGTACCTCGCCAAGTGATCCAGACGTGTCAGGCGCGCCCATGGCCGCTCCCTGATCCAAGTCGTCTTCGTCGTCGGGTAGCGCGCCGAACTCTTCGACCGCCCCTTCCAGTCCGGCCAGTGAGCCATCCTCGATGAACTCGTTGACCAAAGCCGTCGACAGGGCGTCTGGCGAGATCAGGGGTTCGGAGGTGCCGCCGTTGCCGCGCAGGGTGCGGGCGGCATCAGACTTGGTCTTGAAGATGTCCGCCTTTTCCTTCTCCGACATCTGCCAGAGCGGGTTCCAGACGTAGTGGATGGCCGGGTCGCGGGCTCCGATGGCGGAGCGGATCGTAGCCTCGTCCAGCCGCATCATGGCGGGCGTCATCTCCAGCTCTTGGCCGGCCGAAATGCGGTCGTAGTAGTTCCGGAGGTCGCTCTCTCCGGTGCTGTTCATCCCGCCTGGCGACATGCCCATGAACCGGGTCATCGGGATGTCTGCGGCACCCGCCGCGTGCTGGTCGAAGCGGTCCATCAGGTCAGGCAGGGTGCCGAAACTGACGGCCTTGCGGTCGTAGGTGTTCTTGGCGTCCAGCACGAGGGCGCGGAGGTTGGATTTGGCGTCCAGGTTCATCCGCAACAGCTCGCGGACCTTGTCCTCGCCGCCGTTCATCTTGAGGATCTCAGCCAGGCCCTCGATCGACACCACGTCGACGTTGGCCTCGTAGATCAGGCTGTTGATGTTGGCCGCGGCGCTCTCGGCCTGCTTCACCGCGTCGATGACCGACACGAGCACGCTGTCGCCCCAGCCATAGGCGGTGCTGGTGATGTCGCGGTCCGGCAGTTCGTTGCCGGCGAAGATGGTCAGGCGCGAGGGGTGGATCGAGACCTGGCCCGTCGTTCCGCCTGAGATGTTCCAGACCTTCGGCGTCCCGTAGAACTCCGACATAGGGTCGGTGTCGATCTCGCCAGGCACCAGCTGTCGAGGCGTGAAGATCGATAGGAAGCGGATGCCACCCTTCTTCACCTTGGACACGTCCAGCGGCTTCGAAGCGTCGTCGCCGAGGTCGGTGTAGATGGCCGCGCCACCGAACAGTCGGCCCTTCTTGCGGGCGTCCAGCACCTTGCCCCGGACGTTGAGGCGCTTCTCTTCCGCCTCGATCAGCTCGATCTGATCCTGCTTCGCCTGCCACGCGCGCCAGTTCCGGCAGCTATCCAGCGCCGGAATGTCCACGACCTTCCGGGCCATCCATGAGCCACGGTAGGCGTTGACCAGCTGCAGGTGGTCGAGAGTGGGCTCGGCGTAGTAGGTCGAGGCCGCCTTGTCGCGCTCCGTGCCAAGGCCCGACAGCACGTTGGCCAGGCCGTCTTGGACGAGGGTCTCGCTCATCAAAGCAGCGCGTCGATGTCGAGCCGGGCCGAGGCCGGCGGGTCAACAAACGTCAGCATCAGGGCATCCGCGTAGTCAGGCGATGCAATGCCGCGACGGGCGAGGGCCTTTTTCTGCTCGATCACGATCTTGCCCCGCTCATTCCGCTCCCACTTCACCAGCGAGAGCTGGAGGCAGAGGGCGTCGCTGTCCTTGTCACCGCTGGGCAGGGCCAGCAGATCGGTAAGCGGGTGCTCCACGCCCGTTTCCTTCCCGTCGAGGAAAGCGACGTGCTCGTGGGAGCGCTGAAGGGCTGTCCGACAGAGCCACCAGACCTCGGCCTTGGAGTTGCCGAACATTTCTTCGGACGTCCGCCCGTCAGGCCAGCGCCGCTGCGTCGGGGGGAGGCCGGTGTTGACCGCCGTAACCGTGAGGCCAGGGGCGGGGTTGTGCTTCAGCGTGGATGCGACGCCGGCTCCAACGCCCGGAGCATCGAAGTTCAGGAACGCCGAGCCCTGTTCCTGGGCAATCTCCAGGCCCCAATGTGCTGTCTCGGTCGTATCGGGCGCGCCGCGTGACTGCGGCTTGACTACGACGGGGCCGCGCCGCGTGATGGCGACCGACTTAGACTTTCCGGCGCCTACATCCAGCCCCGTAACGCCCTGGTTCGCGGGGAGCAGCCGAGGCTCCAGGGCCAGCAGCCGCTTGGCGCTCTCGACCCAGATTGCCGGGATGCAGATGCCCTCGACCGAAGCGCTGTAGTCGATGTCGTACTCGGAAGCCCAGGTCGTCGGGTCCGAGAAGCTGGCCTGCTTGGCGATGGCCCATTCCTCGGTCTTCCGAGGGTCGTCGCGCCAGTGCAGGCGGAAGATCTGGCGGGGCTTGAGGATCGAGTGGCGCTTGCGGGCGAACAGGTTGCCCATGCCGTTGACCGACGAGACCCAGATCACGCAGTCGGTGTTGCCGGACAGGGCCTTCTCGACCGTCTCGGCGTTGGCGACGAAGGCCGCCTCATCGACCACATACATGGAGGAGCGACCGCCCCGGCCCATGTCCTCGCCGCCTTCACCCGTGATGACCGAGCCCGTCTCCGGGTTGGTGATCCGCATGTAGTTGTCGTGGGCGCCGCGATTGAAGCCCTCGGGCATGAACTGCGCCGGCTGGCGGTATAGCATGATCCGCACCTTGGCGAAGATGCTGTCGGGGTCGTCTTTCTTGTCGACGTAATCGACCTTGCGGCTGCCGAAGGTGGACTTGAAACCGGGGATGAACAGCCAGGCCCAGAGGGCGAACCCGCCGCAGAGATAGGTGACACCAACGTCCCGACTCTTCTCGCCAAGGCCCTCTTCAGCCGCTTCTACCCGGGCCTTCAGCCACAGAATGAACTCTCGCTGCTTGGGCCAGAGCTTGAACGGGACGAAGGCTCCGCCCGGCTTGCCGACCAGTCGAGGGTCATAGGTCCAGGCGTATCGGTCGAACCAGTAGAGCGGGTCCGCCGCGCACTTGGCTTTCTCGGCCTCCCACCCGCCGGCCTCGGCCTCGATGCGCTCCCGTTCCTCGCGCTCTCGCTTCAGGCGGGCGCGTTGTTCCAGCAAGGCAAGGGCTTCACGCCTCTGCGTCAGGGGCAGCCGCCCCAGCATCTCCGGCGAGAGCGGCGAGGCGAGCGTCAATCTCTGCCTCCGTCAGGTTGGCGAACTCGACCGGCCCACCCTGGGGACCAGTATGCCGAAGCGTGTGCTGCGGGCCGTACTTGGCGGGCTTGCGGATACCTGCCGACCACTTCTTGGCGTCGATGGCCACGCGCGCCGCCTGGGGGTCGAGGGTGCCCTCTATGACCTTCTCGCCGATGTCTCCCACGGCGTCCGCATCAGCGTCGGCCTGATCCTCACGCGCGAGCGCGTAGCTCTGCCGAAAGTCCGAGCGCTCCCGAAGCCAAGTCATGACGGTGCGGTAGGCGGGCATCTCGTCGTCGCGGCAAATCTTGGCCAGGCTTTCGCCGCACGCGAGCCGGATGCAGATCTCGCCAGCCGTCGCCTCGTTGAATGAGGTGGGTCGGCCCATAGGTTTGGTCCCTGTTGCGGCTGGAGCGCCTCTTGGGGCAGGGTGCCGTCTCCAGAAAAGGAGGTCCGCTATGGCCAAGGCGCCCAAAAGAGCCGTTTACCACTCCACGCCCGACCCGAAGGGAAGCGGCTGGGTAGTTACCCGCGACGGCAAGAAGGTCTCGGGCCACCGAAAGCAGGAGACGGCAGAGAAGGCGGCCACCAAGGCAGGGCGTCGCGCTCTCGACGAAGGCGGCCTGGGCCAAGCGGTTCTTCACAAGTCCGATGGCACCATTCGCGAGGAGCGGACCTACGGTTCAGATCCCGCCAAAACGCCCGGCTAGCGCCTTCCTGATCCAGCCGTTGCCGTAGCGCGGAACATGGTCAGAGGGCATGAAAAAAGCCCCTAGACACAAGGTCTGGGGCCGCCGGGCGCAAGAGCACCTATGGCGTGTGTCCGCGATTACCTGTCCCCTGTCAAGCCACGGCATCTAGCGGTTGCGTCTGAGATTGAAGTCTGGGGGCCGGCCAGCGTAGTAAGAGGCCTAACCCTTTGGCCAGCTCAGGTAGCCCTCTTCATTCAGCTTGTAGGGCAGGTCGCTGCGCTCAAGGTGGGCGATAAGCTTTGGGTGGCGGGACGTGACGATACCATCCTCATTGCCCCGGTAGCACCGGTCGCAAACCAGGATGTCCCAGACGTTGACCGCCCGGCCTTCGTACATGCCCGGACCCATCTTGAGCGGCCGCTCGCACATAAAGCATTCAAACGGGCTTTTGCTACCTTCGGGCGGGTTTGTCATTGTTTGACCCTAAGTGAATGCGTGCTGACGTGTTCATATCCAGACGTTACAGTCTCACGGCCTGTTCCTCTCGTGAATGCGATCTTCGAGTTCCGCTAGGCCCCAATCCATAAAATAGGCCAGCCACCATGACTTCTGACGCTTGGTCAGCGGGCACATTCGGTCTTCAGGCACGCCTCGCGCCCTCCACTCATCGTTTTGTGCCCTCAGATTGATCAGCTGGCGAACATGCGGCTCGTCCGCCTCTATTGTGATCCTGCGAGATCGTGCTTGGTGAAGGTGCTCATCGTCGGCAGGCCAAAGGGCCATGTCAGCCGCCAGTTTCGTAAAATCCTTGGTTAGCTTGTCATGGAGGTCAGCCTTTTTGGCGAACCCGTACACCAGGTTCAGCGTGCTTGTGACGCCCACGACGGCCATCAGAATCTTGGCGATGAGCGTAGTTCTATCGACTAGAAAAAGGGCCACGAATGCCCCTGAACCGCTGACCGCCGAGATCGCGGTTATAAGATCGGCTATCCGCCGGTAAAACTCTCGCATTGCCGAGTGATACCGGCGGCTTCGGCCTACTCCGCACGAAACGACATAAAAGCCGCCGTCGTCCCAAGTCATTTTCTGGGCGGGCGTTCTTGCTGCAGCCAGTCTGGTGTTCGCCCGCCTTCGTTGTTTCTGGCCTTCTCTTCTTGAAGGGGCGTCTGACCGGGCTGGGGTCGCGGCGGCTGCGGTCGCGGCGGTTGCGGTGGCTGCGGTGGGTTGATCTTCTTTTCGTCCGTCATGCCGTTCCTTTCGCGGGGGCTGCTGGTCTCAATCTAAGCAATAGACGATAGCGCACGCGTCGAGTGCGAAGATCAAGTCCTCGCGAATCCTTGTCCGCACCGAACCGCTGCTGGCCATCTCGTTGATGTTCGCCCCCTTGCCCGCGATCTCGGCCAGGGCATGGATCGCCCTCATAGCTGGGTGCCCGGCGGGGAGGTTCGGCATGTTGGGGCGCAGGTTGGGGTCTCCGCCCTTCCGCTCCGCTATCTCCAGGGGGACGCCTGCGATCATAAGGTGGATGGTCCGCAGCCGGTCCCAGCTCTCGGCGATCTTGGTGTCGTAGCCTTCACCCCCACCAGACTTGGTCTTGCCCTCGCGCAGCAGGGTCGGGGGTGTCAGCAAGCGTTCGGGGTCGATCCGCTCGTAATCGGTGCGGAAGCGCAGCCCAGCCGACCGCTGCAGTTCCGTGATCCCACCGGTGGTACGCAAAGTGTCCAAACCGTCTCGGCCGACACGCCACTGGTCGCCCTCTTGGCCACGCTGGTCCCGGCCCTTCTCGACCGACAGTTCGCCCCCGCGCGCCTTCTCCAGCGCGTTGATCTCCGCTCGGACGGATCGCATTCGCTTGGCGTCAGTCTGGGCCTCCAGGGCCAACTCAAGCTCCAGCATTGCCAGATGCCCTTCGCGTCGACGGGGTAGGTCCGGCGCGATTAAACCGTTCGGGCCCTCGACCGTCGCAGCGAGGTCGGCCTCGGCTTTGCGGAAAGACCGCGCCAAATCCGGCGACAGGGTAAGGCCGCCGATCACGACCGGCGCCGAGTTGTCGTTGGTGTGGTTGTCGTTCGCTCCGATGACGCGGGGGGCGGACGGGGCACGGTGCTGGCCCTGGCGCTGGCGAGCGCGCTTCTTGGCCTTGTCGGTCTTGCTCATGCTGCGGCTCCTGGGGCGAAGAGGTCAGGCTTGTGGTTGGTGTTGGCGGGCTGGGCGGTCAGACCGAACTCGACCAGCAGGTGAGGCGGGACGCGGCATCCGGGGCGGCCGGGCGAGGGGCCGATGTCATCGGACGGCCAGAACCGGTTGCGCTGAAACTCTCGCAGCTTGGCTCGCCAGCGGTCATCGTCCGGCGCGGCGGTGCGCTGGGCCAGCGAGGCGATGGCGGTTCGTGGGGCCTTTGCGATCGACCGGCGCGCCCAAGTCCGCCAGCAAGCGTCCCAATCGCGCTGTCGGCCGTCCTTGGCCATCCACCAGTCTCGGAACTGCCGGGCCTCAAACGCCAGATCGACGTTGGCTCCTACCTCTCGGGCTTCGGCCTGCATTTCCGCGACCAGATCGGCCTTCGGGCAATCCACCGGCAGAGACGTTTCAGGCTTTCGCCTTGTGGCCCCCTTGGGGGGAAGGGGGGTATCTTCTTCTGGTTCTGGTTCTGAAGAATGCTCTAGCAAAACGGTAGCATTTGCTAGGTCCGTCCCCTTTGCTTTCAGTGCCTTAGCCTGTCCACCTTTGGAACCGGAAACGGCTCTCTTGATCGACTTTTCCGACGCCTTTTTGAGCTCTTTGGTGATCCGGTCGTTGCGGATTACGTCGCCATCCGGGGTGAAAAACTCCAGCACGTCGTCGCCGATCTTGGCCCATCGCGAGGGCGAGCAGGCGGCCATCCGCGCCAGCTTCTTGGGGTCGTTCGGCAGCTCCCCGCCGGCCGTCCACATGGCCATCAGAAGCAGCAGGTAGGCCCCGTGCTGTTCGGCCGTCAGGTGGCGCGTGTCCTTGAGGTAGTCGCCCACATAGAGCTGCATGAAGGGGTTGCTCACGCGGCTCTCCGGTCTTCAATGAGGTCGATCTCGGCGCGGTAGCTCATGGGCTCCGAGCCTTCGCCGCCGTGGCGGTTCTTGGCTATGATGACGTCCATGTGGGTGCGGAGGTCAGCGACCTTCATTTCCCAGTCCAGGTGAGTGTCGGTCCCGGCCTTCGGCTCGGCCTTCTGCAGGTAATAGACCTCGCGGAAGGGGAAGAGGACGGCGTCGGCGTCCTGTTCGATCGAGCCCGACTCCCGAAGGTCGGACAGCATCGGCCGCTTGTCGTCGCGGCTCTCGACCGAGCGGTTCAGCTGGGACAGCAGCACGACGGTGATCTTGGCCTCGCGTGCCAGGTTCTTGAGGGCGCCGGTCATCTCCGCGATCGCGCTGGCCTCGTTCCGGCCGGCGAGGGCAGGACGGCGCATCAGCTGCAGGTAGTCGATCCCGATGGCGGCCAGTTCTCCGCGGCGCTTCATCGCCCAGACCGCGCGTGACACATCCTCGAGCGAGACGCCGGCCCGGTCGCGGAGCCAGAGGTTCTTCGGGATACGGCCCTTGGCGGCGTGCAGAGCCTGCATGTCGAAAGAAGTCAGAGGCATCACCTTGGCGATGTCTGAGAAGCTCACCGGCTGGTCCTCGCGGACGGTCAGACGCGACAGGGCGCGGTCGTTCAACTGGTCAGTGTCCATCTCCAGCGAGAAGCCGGCGAAGAGCTTGGTCGGGTTTTGCAGCGCCGCGCCGTACAGCACGTTGCCCAGAAGCGCCGTCTTGCCCATGCCGGGGCGACCAGCGAGGACGATGACCGAACCGGGCATGAGCCCGCCCAAGCGCTTGTCGAAGCACGACAGGCCGGTCTGGACACCCTTAGGCTTCCCGGTGGCGAGCTCCAGCTCCAGCCGACCCATACGCGTCTGCGCGGCCTCATAGGCATTCTGGAACAGCGCATCCTCTGGCGCGGAACCGCGCTCGGCGGTCTCCAGCTCGGCGCGGGCTTTGGCCACTGCCTCGTAACCACTGTGCTCACGGGACCGGGCCGACTGCATGGCTACGGCCGCCATCTTGATCAGGCGCCGGCGGACGGCCGTGTCCGCGAGCTGCTCGGCGTAGTCGCGCGAGAAGGCGGACGGTGGAGCGCGATCGATCAGGTCCAACAGATAGCTGAGGCCGCCGAAGTCGTGGAACGCCTGATCGTCGTCGAATGCCTGTTGGAGCGTCCTGGGTTCGGCTAGCTTGCCCGCGCCGATCAGCCGGGCGATCTCGGAGAACAGCCGCTCGTGAAAGGGCTCGCTGAAGTCCGGTCCTGTAACGGCGTCATGGACTAGCCGCCACGCCTCGTTCTCGAACATGAGGCAGCCCAGCAGCGCCTGCTCGGCTTCCAGGTTCAGCGGCAGGGCGTTGGCCCGGTCCTCTTCGTCGCGCGGATCCATCATGCGGCCTCACTGTCGAACAGGGGGCCGCAGCGGATGGCCTCGGCACGCGCTTGGGCTGCGTCAGCCCAGCGGTTCAGTTGCTCGGCGACGGCCGGGTACCGCTTGGCGCGGCTCTTCGCTTCACGGCGGACCATGCGGGCGTAGTTGAGTTCGAGGTCGAGGAGGTCTCGGCGATTCACCGGCGGTCCCCATCGTTAGCGGCGGAGGCGCGGTCGAACAGCTGTTCCGCCCGGGCCCGCGCGTTCGGTCCCGAAATCAGCGGCTGATAGGCCCGCGCCGCGATCATGGACGAAGCCCCAGGCCCATCACGTCGGGCGGTGAAGACGTCTTTGATGGCGTCCAGAGCCCCTTCGCATTCAAGCTGGAGGCAGGCGTCTGGCGCGCCCAGTAGGTGGTCTCGCATTCGCTCAAAGGCGGCGCGGCGCACGGCCTCGTCACGGGCGCGCTGGGCGGCCGTCTGGCGATCCCGGTCGATGCGGGCAGCGACATGGTCGGAGAAGTCTCGGCGGGCGGCGGTCATGCAGCGCTCCGGATGCTGGCGTTGAATCCGGCCTTGCGTCGGCGTGCGAGCTCCTCGTCGACCTTCAAGCACACGTAGGCGAAGTCGGGCTCTGACAGCCGCTGCAGGTCCATGAAATCAACGCGGGTGTCGTCGATCACTTCGAGCGTTCGCCAGCCACCGGGAAGGCTGCGAAGCCGACCGCGCCGGATCAACCCATAGACCATGCGGTGGACCCCGCTCTTCGAAGCGAGACCGAGCTCATCCATGATGTCGGTGTATGCGGGCGAAGCGCCCGCATGTTCAGCCTGATACCGTTTGATGAAGGCAAGACAGTTGGCCTGCACTGTGGTCAGTCCGCTCATCCGATCCAATCCTTGTCCAGAACATGCGCGCCGGCGACCCGCTCGTATTCGGTCGAGATGATCGCCCGCAGGCCGTGCACACCGCCCAGATCCAGGATCGCGCGCATGGCGCCGGACAACCGGGCTCGCTCGACCTCGATGCTGGTGGCGCGCTGACGCATCGCCGCGGCGGCCTCGGGAGGTCTCATGCCGCCCACCTGCGGAGGGACCGGGCGTAGTCCTTCTCGGACTGGCGGGGCGTGCCGACCTGGCGGGCCATCGCCTTGGCGGCATGGGTCAGGCAGTAGGTCTCGACCGACTTATTCGCGCCTTCAGGGACAGGGCCGCCGCAGCACATCTGAAATGCCGGGCGCCCAGGCTCGCCTACGGGCCAAGAGCACTGCGACCGGCGGCGATCAATCAGCAGCACGGCCAGATCGTTTGCGGGGGCAATGAGGCTCGGCGAATCGACCGGAGGCGGGGCGGCCTTCTCAGCCTTCAGCGGACCATTCGACATGTTCCGCACGATGGGCGGGGCTTTGGGCTCGCGCGGCGGTTTGGCGGGCGCTGCGGCTCTGAGGGTGGACTGCGGCCTGTCCTTTCTGGACATGCCCAGTCTATGCACACGGCCGATCACGGCGTTGCGCGTCCGGCCCGGCAGCACACTGGCGATTTCAGACGCGCTCTGGCCCTTCAGCCAGAGGTTCTTGAGGATCGCCTCTTCGTTCTGTGACCAGTCGCGGCACAAGGGGTTGATGTTCATGCGGCGTCCCTCCGGGCGAAGTTGATGGGGTCCCAGTGGCCGGCCACCTTCGGGTGACGCAGGCGGAGGGCGCAGAGCCAGATGCCGAAGGCGTCGGCCTCGTCGGAGGCGTCCTCGCCAGCCTGGGTGTAGGTGTGGGGTTCCAGCCCAAAGGCTCGGCAAGCGCGGACCATGTCCGGCTTTTTGGCGTTGCCCTTGCCCGTGAGGGCTTGCTTCGCCTGGGCGGGCTGGACCTCGGCGCACTCCAGCCCTCCGCGGTAGGCGATGCGCTCAAGCTCTCCGGCGAGGCCTTGGAGCTTGCGTGTCGTCAGGATGCTGACGCCGCCCTCGACCTTCTTGCTGGCCGGGTTCCATTTGGCGCGGGGCAGAACCGGCGCTTCGAACACGATGAGGGCCGGCTGGACGCGCTCAAGCAGGGCGTTGATCCGGTCCTCGAACGCGGCAAGGAAGCGCCCGACCTCGTCACCCGTCGACGGCAGCCGGAAATGCTCCAGCGTCGGGACTTCGCCGGTATCGGCGGCCCCGAAGCAGATGCCGGTCTGGGTTGCGAGGTCGAGCGCGAGCAGCATCAGGCCGCGTCCTGCATGTGCGCAGCATCGTCGCCGTCATCGTTGGCGACGGTTTCGATGTCGGTCTGGCCGTCATCGGGTTCCGGCGCCGACCGCGCATCGGCCGCAGCGGCGTTGGCCTTCTCGAGGCGGGTCTGGAAGGCACGGCGAACGATCCCTTGGCCTTCCTCGTGCCCTTCGCCGTAGCTCTGGACACAATCGGGCGGGCATTCCTTGGGTGCCTCACTTGCCCAGCCCTTGCCGGCCAGGCCATGCTTCACACCGATCTGACGCCACTTGAGCTGCTCGCGGACGGGGTCAGGGGTCGCCTCGGTGCCGTACAGCTCCAGTTGCGAGCCGATGGGGTGGGCCATCGCCTCGGCGTACCAGTCGCGCTCGGCGTAGAACTTCTTGACCTCTTCCGGCGTCCATTCCAGCAGCCGGACCTGCTCATCCAGCACGCCGAGGGTGATGCCTTTGGCCTTGGCGCCCTTCCGGTAGGCGCTGATCTCCGCAGCGATCTTTTTCCGCTTCTCCAGCAGAGCGACCATCTCGTGCGCGGCCATGCGGATGTCGTCGTGGCTCGGCATGCCGTTGCCGGGCTCGTTCGGGATCGATCCGATGGTCCCTTGAACCTCGGGATACTTGTCATCGTTGGCAGTCAGGGTCTTGGCCATCTGGCCCTCCATCACGACCGCTCAACGGGGCGGTCTGTCCCGTTCAGTCATCGCTGCGCTGCGCGCGCCTTGCAGTGGTGGTAGAGCGCCAGCATTGGTCGCAGGGCGTCCTGGATCAGGCTCAGGCTCGCAGCGCCGTCCAAGTGATCGAACTCGCCGTCAGCGGCCCGCCGGATCATCTCGGAGACCATCTCCCCGCTCTCGGCGGTGAAGGTCGCCAGCTGGGCTTGGAGCGCTGCCTGATCGATTGCCCCGCCGGGGACAAAGACTCCGCCCGCCTCATGAGCGATGTGCTCGGCCAAGGCCGTTCCGCCGGCGCCCGCCAGCTTGCAGGCTTCGGCGTAGGACAGCTTCACCCGCTTGCGATCCGGGGTGTCAGGGTCGCCCGCAGCGTGAAGAGACGCGCGCGGCCGTTCCACTACATCGGCGGCTTGGTTCAGCCCTCCGACCTGCCCAATGGCCTTCGCCAGGGCTTCGTAGTGCGATCCCGGCGGCCGGGGCTTCATCACTCGGTACGTCATCTGTTCACCCCAACGGGGCCTTCGCAGTTCAGGGGTGATCGTCCGGCCGTCTCAGGCGACGGTCGGGCTGGGCAGGACAGGGTTGGTTGGATGGTCGTTCGCGGCGTGCGGATGTTCCTCGGCTTTGCGAGGGAAGAAGGGGGCGAGCGTCCGCTGCGTGAGGTCCAAAGCCTCTGCGGCCTGCTGCTGGGCGGCGACCACGCCTTTGACGACAGGGAGCTCGGAGCGGGCGAAGTGGGCCAGGTTCCCAAAAGCCTGCCACGCCTCGTCTTGGTGGCCAGCCGCGGCCAGCCTCTCAATCTGGACGATGACGTCGTAAGCGACCGCCGCGTTGATCAGCGCGCCCTGGGCCAGCATCCTGGTCATGAAAGCCCCCGGACATCGGCACGCGCAGAAAACCGTGACCGAGGGAGCGGTTTGGACCCGCGTTCTGACAATGGCCCGCCGGAGCACGGGAGGGGAGGGGCGCTCCAGCGGGCCGCCATCGCCGCGCGTGAGGTCGCCAGCGATGAAGGGGAAGCAGCCATCGGTCAGGCCGCCTCTTGGGAAAGGGAAGAGTCGTTGGCTGGCGCAGAGAGCCTGCGCAGCACACTCGCCGGTGCCTTGGGCTCGTACATTGAGCGGAGCAGACGCAGCTCAGCTGCGGAGCGTCCCACGGTTGGTCCGACGCGCAGCCCATGTTCGTCCAACAGCCAAAGCGCTAGAGGCGGGGCCACCTGTCGTGTGCCAGCGATCACATGATCGGCGAAGCTACGAGACAGGCCTGCACGGCAGAGGTCGGCAGATGTGATTTGCTGAGCCATGGACGGACCCTACATATTGTAGGACTTCCATGCAAGGCCAAATCCTACGATACCGGTAGGGACGTCTTGGTGCGCTCTCTGCACAATGTAGAGATGGCCAGCCCGCCTTTTCCAAATCACGTCCGCGCCTGGCGGCTGTTCCGCCATATGACGCAGGAAGAGCTAGCCGAAGCGATTGGGTCGTCTACTGCGACCGTGGGACACATCGAGACTGGAGCTCGGCGGCTCACCGATAAATGGGCCCATCCCATCGCAAAGGCGCTGAGCACTTCGGCTGGCTACTTGCTGGATCACGATCCAAACGACCTACCGACTGCAGTTCTAGATGTGTGGGCCGAGATACCCGTCGAGAGCCGTGACCAAGCGCTAAAGGTGTTAGAGAGCTTCAAGCGGACAGGGACGCAAGGATGATAAACTCGGCCGTTTTGCTTGCCCTAGCGGTCCAGGTCGCGGCGGCGGCACCGCTTACTCCTCAGTTCGATCTGGTCTGCGTGGACTCAAAAAACGGAGAGCAATATCGCTTTCGCCTGGATCTAGATCAGAACCGCTGGTGCGAGGCTGAGTGCGCCGAGGCGCGCCCCATCTCTGCCGTCACGGCAGACCGCTACACGCTGTTCGATTATGAAAGCCGATCGCCTCGGCTGAGGACTTCTGGTCTTGGATATATTGATCGACAGACCGGTGAACATTGGGAACAGCGCACAGCGATAGGCTCCCTGACGCAGATCACTCGTCGAGAAGGGCGCTGCGAGCGCGCCGACTTCAGCGGAATGCCAGAGCCAAGGCTCTAGGCCGCAGTGAATAAACCTTTCCAAGCGCCGCTCTGGAGTCTTGCGGGCGGATGATCCCCCCGCCCGACCCGCCCGCCATCATCGGCCAGGCCAGCGTCATCGACGGCGACACCCTCGAGATCCACGGCCAGCGGATCAGGCTCTGGGGCATAGATGCTCCTGAGAGCGGCCAGACCTGCGAGCGGGGAGGCCAGACATACCGTTGCGGGCAGCAGGCGGCGTTAAGGCTGGCGCGCGACATCGACGGCCAAGTCGTCACCTGCGCCCCTCACGGCCGGCGCGATCGCTACCGGCGCATCGTGGCGAAATGCTCGATCAACATGGTCTCTGATAGTGAGTGGGAGCGGGTGGACGTCCCGGTCGATCTCGCGGCCGGCCTGGTTGTGGTCGGCTGGGCGGTCGACTTCCCGCGCTACAGCGGCGGCGAGTATGCAGACGAAGAGGCGATGGCGCGCGAGAGCCGCAACGGCATGCACGCCGGCACCTTCATCGCTCCTTGGGAGTGGAGGGGGCGGCCCAGATGATGTTGCCGGGAAGCCGCAAATCGTTTGGGTAACGATACCAAGTGGCCAGCGCGCCGAGAGGGCTGAAGCCAAACAGAAGCGGCTTCTGGCCGATAGCCGAAGAAATCGAGTCTGTCAAATTCGCTTGATTTATAGAACTTAACGGGACTTCTTTGGCTTTCATAAGCTACCGGCGCCCAAAGTGCGTCTTGAATGGAGGCAGTCATGGCAGCGATACGCAATGAATTCTCCTTCTTGGGTGTTCATGTGAGCTTCGGCAAACCGAAGGCAGTAGGCGAGAGCCGCCGCGCCCGTGAGTTCGCCAACAAGGTTTACAAGGAAACCAAGGGGGCGACGCCGGAGCTTAAGCGAATGTACGCCAAGCTCCTGGAAAATGAGCGTCGAACCTCCGGCTCTTAATCCCACTCCGCCAATCGAAATTGGGCCCTTCGCCGGCAAGATCGCGAGGGGCTCTTTTCGTTGCGGGGAGCGGGAGATCGACCGATGGGTGGTCGACTGCCACAAGGACCACGAAAAGCTGAAGGCCCGGGTCTGGGCCGCGCGGGTCGAGAACGGGTCTGTGGTGGGATTGTACGCCCTCCGCATTCGTCTTGAGCCTGACGACGATATTGAGGGCGGTGGGCAGTTTTTCCGACGCGAGGCTAACCATTTCGCAGCCGTGCAGCTCTGCTATTTGGCAACGCATTGGCCGTTCCAACGCCACGGGATCGGTGGCCTCATGACCTCGCATGCTATCCGCGAGTTCGGCCACGTCGCGGCCAAAACCGGGATCTGCGCGCTCACCCTTGTCGCCATCAACGAAGAAAAGGCTGCCTGGTACAAGAAGCTTGGCTTCCGCCAGTACGGCGCGGACTGCGCACAGCCGAAGCTGTTCCTACCTGCACAGTCTGCTATCGAAATGATCGGCTAGCCCTACGTATCGACGGTGACGTTGGCTAATCATCTGCGAACAGCAAAACGGCGGCCCCTTCCGAGGCCGCCGTCTGCTCACTCTGTGGGGTGAGTGAGGCCTACAGTGTATCCCGGCGCGTCATGCGGATGTCCGCCGTTCCGCCGGCGCCGTTGCCGGTGCACTGGTATTCCTTGGTGATCAGCGTGGTCATGCAGCCGGAACTCGTCATCGCCGTGCACTGGCTGGTCGTGCCGCCGAAGGCCTCGGCCCCCGAATATCCCCAGGTGGCGCAGCGTTGCTGAGCGACCTTCAGGCCTTGGGCCTCGTCGACTGTAGGCGCCTCGAACATGCCGACCTCATAAGACAGCCGCACCGTTCCGTCGGCACGGCTTCCGCCTGTCGCGGTGTATGTCTTGGCAGTGGCGCAGGCGGCCAACGCCAACAGGCCGACGCAAGCGCCGGCAACTAAGATCTTCTTCACAGGATAGCCCCCTCAGGCTTAATCGAACGCCGTCCTCCCGACGACGCGAGTTCACCATAGGGCACAGCTTCGGCGAGAGTCTAGGCGGCTTCAGGTTGTGTCTGCTCGGTGACTCTCGGGCAGGTGCCGAAGCTGGCCAGGATCACGGGCTCGTCCCAGAAATCCACATCCGGTTCCCCAGTCAGACTGAATGCGGCCGCGCCGTCTGCTGAACGGGCGATGATGTCTGCGCCTTCGAGCGCGCGCTCTGCATTCAGGAATTGGTGCACCTCGCCGGCCTCAAGCCGGCCGCTCCGGGCCCAGAACCCTTGCGCGCAGTAGATCTTCTTTCTGGCCATCTGCCGCTCCTCTCGCCGTTAACGAATCGCCGGTTTCACCAAGGAGTCGAGTCCGGCGGCTAAATGGTGCGACCGCTCCTGTCGTGAGGCATCCTACAAAAAGTAGGAAATTCCGCTGGACACGATCCCTACGATATGTAGGATGCCCTCATCACCTGAGAGGGACGCCATGTCGCTTCACCAACCCCAAGCCCGCCCGCAAGCGTCCGGAGTTCCGGCGCAGCTGGCCGCCGATTTGTCGCACTTCGACGCCGCGATGGATCGTGACTTCCCGCGCCATCAGCCCGCAACCTATGCCGATCTGGTCGGCAAAGAGTCGGGGCTGGCCCAGACGCTCATGCGACGCGCTGCGACCCGCTTCGGCCAGTTCGAAAGCGTGATGCTGGACCACTGGCGCTTCCGCCGGGCGAGCCGCCAGCCGGTCGAGGCCATGCCGAAGCTGGCCCTGCGCCACCTTAACGCGGTGTTGGATGATTACGACGCCCTGGCCCCGATCATGGCTGAGCTACGGGCTCGCCGGGATGCTGCTGTGGCCCCCATCGCCAAGGCCGCGTGATGGAGCGCCTCGACAGCATCGTCGGTCGGATGCGCGACGGCATGACCGTCACCATCGGCGGCCAGGCCCTCAAGATCTCGACCACCTACCGCGTGGTGGACGGCGAGATCATCAACCGCACCGGTCGGCTTTTCACCGTCGCTGAGGCGTGGGAGCGCATCGCCCTGATATGCGAGGACAGCGGCCGGGCCGAAGTTCTCTACGGCCAGACCAACCCCGATCAGGCCGACATCATCCAGGCGATCAACGCGGCGGACATCCGCTGCCTGCGGGCCTGCATCAAGGCGGTGAGCGGGCGGGGCGATCCCCAGCCTCCGGCCGCTGCGAACGCGCTGCCGATGGAACAGGCGAGGGCAGCATGAGCGCGCTCCTCTGGCCCCTGTGCGCCTTCGCGGCCTTCGCGCTCGGCAACGTCGCTTACCTTGGCTGGTCGGTCTGGGATGACTGCACCAAGCCTCTGCCAAGGGGGCGGGGATGAACGACCTCTCTCCTTCGCGGGACTGCGCCATCGCGCGTCTGACTGACCTTCGGGCGGCCCAGGCCAAGCGCGACGAGTTCGACCCGCGCATCGAGCCCTTCCGCATCAGCCCTTGGGTCGCGCGAGGCGTCGAATTCGCTGCCTGCGCTGCGTCCGTCGTCTTCGCTTGGAGCGTCCTGCCGTGACCCTCGCCAATCCCCTGACGCTGCCTGAGGGCGGCAAGATCACCGCGCCTGGCGTCTACTCTCTGTCGATGTCCGACTATCACTCGGACATCTGCTCCGGGTCGTCGATTAGCTCGTCCGGTCTGCGGACCATCTGGGCCAAGTCGCCCGCGCACTACTGGTACGAGAGCCCCTACAATCCGACGCCACCCGAGGCGAAGGACCGGCCTCACTTCTCCATTGGCCGGGCCGCGCACCACCTGCTGTACCTGGGCCGCAAGGGCTTCGACGACGAGTTCGTGGTCCGGCCGGAGCAGTGGTCGGACTGGCGCACCAAGGAGGCGAAGGTCTGGCGCGACGCCGCGATCCTCGCCGGAAAGACCGTCATCACCGACAACGAGCTGGCGCTGATCGCTGGCATGGCCCGTTCACTCGCCGCGCACCCACTGGTGAAGCAGGGCGTGCTGGACGGCGCGGTCGAGCGGTCGCTGATCTTCAAGGATCCGGTGACCGGCGCCTGGCTTAAGAGCCGCCCCGACAACATCCCGGTCGACAGCGGCTTGATGGCCGATCTGAAGACGACGGACAGCGTCTCCGACGACGACCTGGAGCGGTCGTTGGCCAGCTTCGGCTACCACATGCAGGCCGCGCTGGCGGGCATGGCGTCCGAGGCCGTCCTAGGCCGCCCGATGGAACAGTTCGCGCTGGTCTGGGTGGAGAAGGCTCCGCCGCACTGCGTCCGCGTAACCGTCCTGACGGGCGCCGACATCGAGCGCGGCCAACTGCAGCTCCGCACCGCGATCGATCAGTTCGCTGCAGCCGTGAAGTCCGGAGTCTGGCCCGGCCCGGGCGGCGACCGCCGCGATGCCGAATACCTCCAGCTGCCCGCCTGGGCGGCCAAGCGCATCGACAGCCGGCTCGAGATTATCGGCGCCGAGAACGACAACACCTCCAGCCCGAAGGCCGCCTGACATGACCGATCAACTGCCCGCCACCCGTCAGGCCGCGCCGCGTCCGCCGATCATGGCAGGGGGCCAGATAGCGGCCCTTGTCCCGCAGACGCTGGATGAAGCGTTCCGGGTCGCTCAGGCCATCGCCGCGTCGGGTCTGGCGCCGCGCGGGCTCGACAAGCCGGAACAGGTCATGGTGGCGATCATGGCCGGCGCCGAGCTGGGGCTCGCCCCTTTCCAGGCTCTCCAGTCGTTCGCCATCGTCAACAACCGGCCCACCCTTTGGGGCGACGGCTTGATGGCCGTGGCGCGGGCCCAGGGCATCAAGGCCCGCGAGTGGATCGACGGGGTCGGCGACCAAGCGGTGGCGAGCTGCGAGGTCACCCGCCCCGACACAGGCGAGATCATCCGCCGGTCGTTCTCGGTCGCAGACGCCAAGAAGGCGGCGCTTTGGAACAAGCAGGGGCCGTGGCAGTCCTACCCGAAGCGGATGCTCCAGATGCGCGCTCGCGCGTGGGCCCTCCGCGACGGCTGCGCGGATATGCTGCGCGGCTTCCAGGTCCGCGAGGAGGTCGAGGACTTCCAGCCAATGACGGCACGTCAGGTGCCGGCCGACGCCCCAAACCTGTCCGCTCGCCTTGCCGCGCCGCGCGAGGAAGACGCTCCGCGCGAAGGCTTCTCGACCATCCAGGCCGAGTTTACCGACACCGACGCCGCTACGCCCCCCGAGGCGGCTTCGGAGCCCGCGCTGGATGACGGCGCTGGCGATCTCTCCCCCGACGCTCCGCAGGCGGATGGGGCAGGGGAAGCAGCCGAGCCCGCGGAGCCCAAAGGCGATGATGAGACGGGCTCGGCTGCCGACCTCTTGGCGTGGGCACAGCGGCTCATCGAAGACCTGCCGGGCCTGAACCGCGATCAGATCGAAGCCATCCTGGCCAGCGAGAACGAGGTCGCCAACTTCACCGGTCTGGAGGCGACCCAGCCCCAGGTGGCGATGGACCTGCAGCGCGCGATCAAGAACCGCCAGCGGGAGCTCGCGTGATGTCGATTCTTACCGTCCGCGTCGACCTGATCCTTAAGTCCGGAATGTCCGTGCGCTTCTATTGCAGCGGCATCACAGCCACTCGCCGGCAAGACAACAGCTTGTCCGCCATCGAGATTACGAAGCCAGTTGGCTGGCCTCTCTACATCCGCCTCGACGACGTGAGCGCAGTTGTCACCCGCAGGATGCCGTTCTGGTGCGCTTGGGGCCGCCGATGACCCTCACCAAGGACGACCGCGAGACCGTCAAGATCGAAAAGCGCGCCGTCTCCAAGGCCCGCCGCGAGAAGATCATCGGTAAGCAGGACGGAGCCTGCAAACGCGCCAACTGCGACCAGCCGGCCGTCGATGTCGATCACATCCTGCCCCTATGGGCGGGAGGGTCGAACCGAGACGAGAACCTCGAAGGCCTCTGCACCGGCTGCCACAAGCTGAAGACGAAGGCTGAGGCCGCATGGCGCGCCAAGGCTAAGCGCATCGAAGCCCGCGAGAAGGGTACGCGCCGCGCCCGTCAGCCGATCCCGAAGGCCGCCAATCCCTGGCCGAAAGGTCGAGGCTTCGGCCCCAGGCCCCGCAAGTTCAACGGCCAGATCACTCCTACCAGGCGGCGGGGGGAGGGATAGATGCGCGAGACCCTGATCGAGGACGCCCTGATCGAGCTTCTGAACAGCCTCATGGTCTGCCGCCAGCGGCCTGATGACGGCCCTTTCCGCCAGGCGACCGGCGTCAACACCACCCGCTTCTGGACCGCCTACGAGCGCGGCCACGCGGCGCTGAACACACCGAAGGATCCGGCATGACCAATACCAACACACAGCCCGAAGAACCAGGACATACGGGTGGGCAATGGGCCGTTTGGAACGAAGGATGGTCCGAGCACAGCTACGCGACTGCCGAAATCGTGCGGGTAACGCCGATGAAGGTCATGACGGCGGCGGCTTGGGGCCGGAGGCGCGAGAAGCATCACTACGCCGACAACATCCTGTTCTCAGGGCCTGAAGCCAATGCAAAGGCCCTGGTCGAACGCCTGACATCGTCCGCTGGGCTCATGAAGGACGAGGTCCGCCGGTCCCGTGAACGCCATGCAGCGCGCGTCGCCGCAGAGGTCGCCCGCGCCACTCAACCAGAGGCGGGCTCGGAATGAGCGACGCCATCGACCTATTCTACGCCAAAGCGGACGCCTGCAATCCTGTCAAAATCGGGGGGAGAACCAATCTGCTTGGTGACCCCGACATCAAACCGGAAAAGCCGCACACCATAATCGGTTTCCCCGGCGGCGATGTGGAGATCGCTCGCACAGAAGACGGCGATTACTGGATCCATGTCGCCGTGCGGACCGATCATCGCGGAGACGGCGAGCCCAAGGGGGCGGGCCAGATTATCCGGGCAAGGATCGACGCATCGGGCCGCTACTCGGACGCGGCGAACGCGGCGCTCAATGACGAGATCGAGGAAGGCGCTGTCGAGCACATCGCGTTTCTCGTCCGCCCTGGATTCAAGCCCTCACGGAGCCGGAAATGACCGCCCCGTCCGACCACCCCACACCCGGATCAGTCCTAACGATTGGCGATCTGGTTCGGCATGATCGCGGCGAGCTTGGTGTCGTGACGGTGATTGAAGGTGATCGCCTGAAAATCGCTACCCTGAACGACACCGGGTTCCGAGGCGACTTCGTGAATCGCTTCACCTTCGTCTCCCGCCCCCAACCTGAACCCGGAGCGGAGGGGGTAGAGGCGGCGGTTGAGCGGAAGGCGTTCGATCCGCAGTTTTACGCCGAGCTGCGCGAACACGCACTGACCGCCCTTCGCGACCGAAAGCCATTCACCATAAACGCAGACGGCGCGCTGGCAATCATCGACCAGGCAGCGGCTGATCGCGCCTCCCACGAAGCCCAAGCGGCCGAGATCAAGGCGCTCAAGGAAGGGCTGGAGCTAGTGGCTGGCCTGTTGCCTAGCCTCGCTGGCGCGGACGGCCAACCCGATGGGAAGGTCTACGCGATCTACGCCACCAAGCGCGAAATCATGGCGGCTAAGGAAATAGCCAGCACCCTCACTGAAAGGGGCCAGTAGATGGCTGAAGCTCTGAAGGCGCGGGCGGGCGTATATGTCGCCAGCCGGGCCAGCATTCCCGAGCGCGGGCAGATGTGGCGCGACCTGCGCGCATCGGGCGTCAACGTCACCTCGACCTGGATCGACGAAGACGGTCCCGGCGAGACGGCGGACTTCGCCGATTTGTGGCCGCGCATCCAGCGCGAGGTAACGTCCAGCGAGCGCCTGGTCTGCTACCTGGAACCCGACGACTTCCCCATCAAGGGCGTGTTGATCGAAATCGGCATGGCGCTCGCCGCTGGGGTTCCGGTGTTCATCGTCGCTCCCGACATCACGCTTGAAGGCCGCACGTTCCGGCCCCTTGGGTCGTGGGTCAAACACCCGGCCGTGACCTTCTGCGCCACTGTAGCCGACGCCATCCTAGCCCTCGCTCCTCCAGCTGTTGGAGTAGCGGGGCCGGTGGATAACGCTATCCGGCTCGCTCTTCACCGGTGGCTGGAGTGGGATTTCGACGGATCGGATCGGGAGTACCGAGATGGCACACAGCACATCTTGGCCGCTCTTTCCGATGGACCCCAGTCGAGTGAACCAGCTCGTTGGCTGTGGGACCAGCGGGAGGGGATGGGCTGGGCTGAGCGATGCACGGCGGCCAAGCCCTTACCGGGGCCGATGGTCCGTAATGTCCGAGCCCTATATGCCGCCCACCCCCAACCCTCGCAACCCGCCCCCGATGGGGAAGTCGCCGCACAGTTCGAACTCGACGAGATGGCGAGCAAGGCGACCAGCTTAGAAATCATCGCAGCGTCGTGGAAAGAGCGCGCCGAAGCCGCCGAAGCCAAGCTCCAGGCGATGGAGGAAGAGAGGGCGCTGGCCGAAGCTGACGTGCTGATGGCGGCCGAGCGCCTGTCGATCCTCGCGCAGGGCAAGTCGAAGGGGCCGCACGAAGAGTACGTTCGATCCTCCATCGCGCCGATTGCGGGCGACCTGTTCAGCCTCGCCCGTTCCCGCCTAGCCAGCAAGGGAGTGCGGTGATGGGCGCGACTGACATCATGCTCGGCATCGCTCTCTGTGTCGGCTTCTGCCTTCTCGTAGGCGGCGCGACAGGGGGCTTTGATGCCCGCGACGCCTAACCCCTCCCGGAGAATAGCCATGTCCGATCAACCCGACACTGTAGTGGTTCCGCGCGAGCCGACCGAAGCGATGATCAGTGCCTTCAGGGCCTGGTATTACCAGCAATCCCGGAAGCGCATCTTTGCGACGAACGCCAAGAAGGCGTGGTCGGCCATGATATCCCAAGCCCCTGCTGCTGGCGGGGGAGGGGTGGACCCGAAGGTCCGTCGCCTGGTCATCGCGGCCCGCGCTGTAGCGTTCGGCGACAATACGGGCGCGGCAGCCATCAAGGAACTGGACGCGGCGTCAGAAGCCTTCGCAGAGACCGTTCCGTGGGACGACGACCCCGAACTAGAGGGCCTGGCCCTCACTGAGACGATCTGCGCCGAGGTCATCGCTGCGAAGGGGGGAGAGTGGCGGCCGATAGAGACTGCGCCTCGCGACGGAACATACGTCATCTTGGCCGAGCCGGACGGAAGCGTGTTCGAGGGCCGCTTGACCGATGGCGGGTGGTATTCGCGCGGTAACGACGCGTCCGACCATTGGGGCGGCGAGACGTATCCTGACCACTGGATGCCCCTGCCTGCCGCTCCCGCCCTCTCCTCCAAAGTGGGAGAGTAAGATGGACCGCGACGAAGAGGCCGACATCTTCCCGGCTAACAGAACGGTCAATGTGCGCCGCAGAATGAACCGCGTCAGGTCCAGCGCGAAGGTGTGCGTGACCTGTCCTGCAAGCCGCCACGTCGCCATGATGGCTGACGCGCTCTCGACCGGCGACAGAACCTACCACATGTTCGAGGACGAACCCCTGCACTGTGCCTCGTCGATCTACTCAGTGGTCGAGAACCTTTGGAAAGCGCGGGCTGAGATCGCGCGTCTGCGAGGCCTGTCATGACCCCCTCAAAGATTGCAGAGCTGCGACGGCTGGCGGAAGGAGCGACGCGATGAGCGAGGAAGCCTATCCGCTGGCCTGGCCGATGGGGAAGCCCCGGACGCCCTATGCCCGGCAACGACGCGGCGCGTTCAAGCAGGACGGCAAGCCTCTGACAATGACCGGGGCTCGGCGTCGGTTGACGGAGGAACTCGGTCGGCTGGGCGCGCGCTACGTCATCCTGTCGTCCAACGTCCCGGTGCGGCTCGATGGTCTGCCGAGGGCCGGGCAGCGCAAGCCTGACGATCCCGGCGTGTGCGCCTACTTCCAGCTGGACGGGAAGCCCTATGCGATGGCCTGCGACACCTTTTCGGAGGTCGAACAGAACATGGCGGCCATCGCTGGCCATATCGACGCGACCCGCACCATCACGCGCTATGGAGTGGCGAGCGCGGCCGAGACCCTGCAGGCATTCCAAGCACTCCCCGCGCCCGGCGGACGCCACTGGACGGCCGTTCTGGGCCTGACGAAGGCCGAGGCATCGCCGGACACCATCAAGGCCGCCCATCGCCGCCTGCTTCTGGACCGTCACCCCGACCGGGGCGGGTCCGATGCGGACATGGCTGAGATCAACGCGGCGCGCGATCAAGCTCTGAAGGAGACCAACCCATGAGCACAGGACTGGTCGAACGGCTGGAGGCGGCTGAGAACGGCGAGGTCTCTGAACGACCGTGGATTGCGACGGACCTCATGTCCGAAGCCGCCGCCCGTGTGGACGAATTAGCGACCCTCGTTAGGATGCTGGTCCGCCACGTCCCTGAAACCAAGGCGATACGGGCTAAGGCCGTGGACTATTTGGGCCGCCACAACCTCAACCCTAGTCCCCTCCGCGCCCTTCAGACCGACAGCAGTGGAGATGAGCCATGA